TTACGGACATCCTCTTTGGTAGTCGTTTGGTAGTTTGGGCGGCAGGATCGTGCGGGCGCTCCCCATTTTCCTGAGGTGGGATTCGATCTCTCCCATGATCTGGTCGATCGCCTGGCGCGGCCTGTCGAGTTCCCGCGGGTCGAAATCGGCATAGACCTCCGTCATGCGACTCCCCGGCATGTCGTGGCCGAGCATCGCCGATATGTCGGCTGCCGGAACCGCTTTGACGCGGAGCATGCGGGCCATGGTGCGGCGGAAGGTGTAGGGCGTCACCGTGGCCGTGTCGGACCATTCGTCGGCGCTCTGGAGCCCGGCTCGGACGGCGGCCGCACGCACGGATTTTTTTAGGTTTCCGATGGGCCTTGGGCCCTGGCCCCTGGGGCGCCCCTGCTGATCGACGGCGGCGCCCGTGTAGACATAGCGGTCGGCTTGGGTGTCCCAGATGGCGAGCCATCCCGATAGGCAGTCGGTGACGGGAATGGTCGGCCGCCGCTTTTTGGTCTGCCGCCGCCCTGGCGGGTTGAGGCGGACCACGCCGATATCGGGCTCCCACTGCCCGGGGGAGAGGTCCGTGATCGCGTCCGGTCTTCCCATTGTGTTCAGGGCCAGGACAGCGTACCGAAATAGGTGCTCGCTCCGCTCCGGAATCGCGTCGACGAACTGGGCCAGTTCCTCCACGGTCAGGCGCCTGGCGGGCAGGGGTTCATCCGATATGGCCAGGATGTCGGCGATCTCGGTTTTCGCCATGATGATCCGCGGCGCCGTGGCCAACTCCCCGTTTTTCACCGCGAGCCCCAGGGCGGCGGAGAGTACCGACATCGTCCTGGAGATGGTGGCGGGCGCATGCCCCCGCGTCCCGTGCTGGTGGCGGATGAAAGCGCGTTGTCTTTCTGAAGTAATGCCAGAAATTTTTTCGGTCGATCCGAAGTAATCGCGAATTTGTCTTGCGCTTATTCTTGCCTGGGTCGCCGATGGAATTTTGTCCCCGCGTTCCTTGAGGTATGGGATGAGGATAGAGACAATATAAATGTCGTCTGGTCTCCCATTGACGGGCCTGTCATGCTCAAGAACAAAGGCAGCCATCGCCTTCTTGGCGATGTCTAAATCTGCTGTCCCAAGAGACTTGCGGCGCTGTCGTCGAGAGATTGAGTCCCACCACGAAACGTAATAGCTTGCCCCTCTTTGTTCCGTTGTGAGTTTGTACTTTCCGATTTGGAAGTTGACCGATTGCATTCCGTGTCCCCGGGTCTTGAAAGCGCCTCTATTATTCCAGGAAGATCGCTTTCCTTGTACGTGACGCGCCCGGCGAATATGACCGCTGGGACAAGCCCGGCGAGGCGCGCCTTTTTGAGTGTGTGGATAGAGATGGGCCACCCGCATTCCCGGAGGGCTCGCACCACCTCAGCCTCGGACAGCCCTCTCGGGATCGTGGCCATGGTCCGCCCTCCTACTCCGCCGCCAGGGCGTCGAGCGCCAGCGGTGCGTTTGCCTCCGCCAGCCTCCGCGCCATGCGCGGCGGCACGCTGTTGCCGATCAGGCGGATTTTGTCCGCCTTGGTCACGCGCTTGAGCCTCCCCCCGATCGCTACCACCTCAGGAATGCTCCTGGGGTCGAACTCGTGCGCGCGCGCGAGTTCCTCGGGGTCGAGCATCCTCATGCCGATGTCGGTGATCGCGTAGTCCGTGCCCTCGACCGTGACGGTCACAAGCCCATGGCGCGCCTTGGTGGTGATGGCGTGGATCGGGTCTCCGGCTCCCTGGCTGTCTCCCCCCGTGCCGTAGTACTGCTGGAGGAATGCCAGGACGAGCCCCGCATGGGTGCCCCGCGCCGAGATCGTCGGCAGGGGCGCGTCCGGGCTCGTCCCGTCGCGGCCTGGGCGGTCGACGCTCCCCCGGAGGCTCACCATGGTGGCGACGGCGAGGGCGCTGTGGTCCGTGGTCGTCACCGTGGGCGTTGGGGTGCGGATGTCCTGCCCCACTACTCCCCCGAAATGCTTTGCGAGGAACGCCGCGATCAGGGCGGCTTTCCCACCGCCTCCCGCCGTGGAGTTCCCAAACTCCCTGGTCAGGGTCGCGCTGACCATGGCCAGTTCCCCGCGGGTCGCGGTGGTGATCGTCGGCAGGGGCTCCCGCGTGGACCGGGCCCGCTCACCGGCTCCGCCATGGGTCACCGGTACCAGGAACGGATCGCCACTCTCGATCACATAGCGCACCACGCCGCGCGCGATGCGCCGGAGGGTCGCGGGCTTCAGGGGTCGGGGGCGGTCGAAAATAGACCGCGTGTGGACGCTCCAATCAATGCACTCATGGGCTCCCCTCCAGGGGTGGAGCCCAAGGGCCGTTGCCCTGTCGCGCGGCGCATGCGTAGCACCCGGCCAGACGATGGGCCGTCCATCGGCGCGCGCCACGCCGAACAGGCGCTTGCGGATCGTGGGGACGCCATAATCCGCGCCGCACAGATCGGTGTCGGACCACGTGTACCCCAGGCCCCGGAGGTGGGCCTTGAACGCGCGCCAGGCCCGCCCCGCGCGGCGCTTGTCCGGCACCAATTGCTGGTCCTGGACGGGCACCCTCTCCCCTCTGGCGGCCACGGTGCCGTCGGCCTTGACCACGCGTCCGGTGGTCGGATCCCGCCGGGCGATCAGCGGCCCCCATGTCCGGATTTCCGCCACATTTTCCAGCATGATCACGCGGGGGCGGGCCTGGCCGGCCCAGCGGAGGACCACCCAGGGGAGGCTCCGCACGCGGGCGGACACGGGTGCGCCGCCCTTGGCCCGGCTGAAATGGCGGCAATCGGGGGAGGCCCAGAGGATTCCGACCTCTCGCCCCCCGGTGGCCGCGCGGGGGCATACCTCCAGGATGTCCGTCTGCATGTGCCGCGTGTGAGGGTGTCGGTGCTGGTGGACCGCGATGGCCATGGGGTCATGGTTGATCGCCAGATGGACCGGGTGTCCGGCCTGCTCCAGGCCGTCACAGGCGCCGCCCATGCCCGCGAACAAGACGACATTCATCTCGAAGGCCAGGGGCCATTGTCCGGGGATGTCACGGGGCATTGTTCTTGTCCTGTTCTTGTTGCATGAGATGCTCCGGGGCCTGACCGGCCCGCACGCCGAGATCCAGGCGCGCGTGGTTGCCGTGGTGCTGGCCGAGCATCTTCGCGCCATTGGGTGGCGGGAGCCGGAGCGCGATCCGGCTCTGGGCTGGCATAAGACACCGTGAGGTCATGGCCGTTCCCCCGGATAGGTCGGCACGGTCGAGCCCGCGACCTCTCTCCCCAGGTCGGTGAGGTAGAAAAACGCGCCAATCCATGGACCCGTATCTCCGTCCGCGCGTTCACCGTGAGGGCCCGTGAACAGGCCCCATTCCCACGAGAGGTGGAGGAGGTCTAGGTTGCTCGGCATCGCGCAAAAATGGCCTCTGCTCCAAGGCCAACCACGCGCCGCGCCGTAGGCATGCCTGACGATGTCGAGGAGCCGCGGCGGAAGCTCGTCGGCGAGGCGGTGGCGCGGGGGAAGTGTGATGTCCCCCTCCGGGGCGCGCCGGACGGAGACGAGATCCATCGCCTGCCGCCATGAGAGGTCGCGGCAATCCTGTAGCCTCTCGATCATCTCCGCGCGCGCCCTCGACGCGGTGGAGGCGTGGACCAGTTCCTCGAGCTCCGCCGGGACGCCGAGATATCTGTCGGTGGCGCGGGCATAGACCCTGACCACCCACGCCTTGCGGATGCGCGGTCTCATTCCGGGACCTCGTTATGTTCGACGCCGTCGAGGAGGCGGCCAGCGCGGAGCTTGCCGACGCGCCAAACATCGGGCTCGTCATCGGTGTGCATTTCTTGTCCGAAGCGCGCAGTGATGCGCTCTATCGACCACTTCCTGTCGATCCACCAAGCGCCGGTCTCGGTTTTGGTTTGCGGGGAGCCGATGCACTCGCCAGGAGCCCAGGCCCCCCACTGCTTAAAGAAGAACGGAGTCCCGGCGGCTTTGCATTGGTCCCGCAAAGACCGCGCCCAATCAGGGTTCATAGGCCGGGCGTGGGGGCCGCTCTCGCCGCCGACGATGACCCAGTCAAGCGAGGCGCCGCCAAAAGCGACATCGTCTTCGGGATCTTCGTCACACCACAGCGCGCTGTAAGACGTTCCCGGGATGCCATGATAGGGATGGTCGGTCAGGTCCACTGGCCCAAGCATCGGCTCCACGCTGACGAACCGCTTGGCTGCGGGCGTCGCCAGCAGGTGGGGAATGCGTTCGTTGGCGCGCGGCTGGTCCTCGACGGTGCAGCCGCACCACACGTTGGGGAGAGGCCACATATGGCGATGCTGGAACCGGGCGTTCGGAGCGCTTGGCCCGTGGATGAGGGCCGACACCACGCTCGGGTCACAACCGAATGGCGGCTTCTTCGTCTCGTCCCCGCCGCTCAAATCGTCGAGGACGTTCTGGGACGCCCACCCGATGGCTTCGTCCCGGTCATTGGTCGTGAGGTAATCCCGCATCCGTTCAGGTCGCTTGGTAAGGACTAGGAACAGGTGTCGCGGCGCCAGCGCCATGATGGCGAACACGCTGTCGAGGTAGTCGTCGGGAACGCCAGGGTGGAACAGATCGGCCATGTCGCCGACGAAGACGACATGCGGCTTGCGCCAGCCCAGCGGCTTGGTCAGCAGGTGCCCCTGCACCTTGATCGTCCCGTTGAACCGGGGCACCCCATTGGCATCCGGATCCGTGAGCCCCGCGAAGACGCCCTTGCCCTTCGATCCGAACCGGTGAGCGATGGCGGCGGCATAGCAGTTGGTGCAGCCGTCGCTTGCCCGGGAGCACCCCAGGATCGGGTTCCAGGATGAGGGGACGGCGCCCCGCGCTTCCGCCAGGGCAACAACCCATTCGATGGTGGTGCGGTCAGCCATCGTCCCGCGCCTCCAGGGTAAATGTGAGCCGATATCCTGTGACGTGCTCAACCTCTGCGATCTCTTCGAGGATCAGAGATTTTTCACCACGGATCATGGGCCAGTATCTCCCAGGTGAGATTCCGCTCTGGATAAAAGCGCGAGCTAAAGCCCCTCTCACCTGATGGATAAAAAGCTCGGTGAAGTCACATCTTTCCATCACCCTTCCATCCCCGTTGATGGAGCAGAGGGCGGCTTCGCAAGCCTCGGCCTCGTCCCGGTTGCGCGCGGCCTTGTCCTCGTGCCCAGCGCCCTTGTCGGTGTGGATCTCCTCGTACCAACGGAACGTCTCGGCGGCCCGGCGCAGGGCTATCGCCAGCCGATCGCGCTCGGCCCGGTACCCTTCACCCTCCCCGATGAGCTTGAGCGCCCAATCGCATGGCGCCTGCCCGGCCAGGCACAGCTCTTTGTCGTCGATATCACGGATAATATTCAGAAGGCGCTTGTTCTCCGCCTCCAGTTCCGCCACCCTGGCACGCAGGGCGTCACGCTGGGATGTCAGGTGGGCGCGGGCAAGGTCCTCGAAGCACGCCTGGGAGAACTCCGGAGCCTCATCCTCAGGAACAGCGGTCACGTCAGGGGCTAATTGCTCTGCCCAACTGGCGGGGTAGCGCCCGGCATTGTCCTTAATGCCGGTGTAGCCTAAATTGTTGGGCTTGTAGTAGAGCCCGCGCTTGACCAAGAGGAAGCGCTTTTCACCAGACTGACGGGTTCCTTCTTGATTGCCTCCCATCACAGCCTCCAGGCAAAGGCGACCAGCCCAAGGGCGGCCCCGATCAGGACGATGGCAGCCCACGCCGCGCAGACGCGCAGCAGGTCGGACAGCGTGATCTCCAGGACCGGCTCGACGGTCGGAGGCGCGCCCTCGGACGCGCGGTGGATGATGGTGGTGGGCATGGCCATTACTCCGCCGCCTGGGGCTGCGCCATCGCGGCGCGCGCTTCGCTCAGGGGCATGGAGATGCCGCCCTCGACCCAGTAGGAGTGGCCCATGCCGTGCGCGGCCAGGTCCGGGACCTTGGCCGGATCGGCGGCGGTCATTGCCATGACGGTGGCGAAGCCCTGGTCCAGGAGGACGCGGAAGAGCCCGTTGCGGCCGTCGCGGTCCAGGATCTCGGCGCCGTCCAGGACCAGGATCGGGCAGCCATCGATCTGGATGGCGGCCGCCTGGATAGCGCAGCCGATCCGCCAGAGCCCGGAGCTACTTACCATGCGCTCGTGGTACGGACCCTCGCTGATACTCATGTCAGGGTGGATGGTCACTGGCTTCCAGCCCGCGGCCTCGCAGAAGGCGGCCATGCGATCATTAAAAATCGACAGCGTGTCCGTAAGCTTGCGCAGCCGCAGCCCCGAGGGCTCGAGGATGGACTTGGCGAGGATCAGGCGGCCGATGGTGGCGTGGTGGTCGGCGGCCTGCTGGATCCGCTCCTGATCACCCTTGATCCGCTCCCACTTCTGGACCTCGGCGCGCAGGGCCTGGGTATCGGCGGCGGGTCCGGTGGCGGCCACGGCCTCGCCCATGGCCGCGAGATTGGTCTCCGCGTCCTCGATCTCGGCGAGCTTGCGCTTGGCGGCGGCGACATCCTCCCTGGTCTCGTTCACCAGACCCTCGGCCTGGCGGACGGCCGCCTCCAAATCCACGCGGGCGAGGCGGCGCGCTTCCTTCTCCTTGGGCGTCAGGGCCGCGCCATCCGGCTTCTTCAGGGTGATCACCAGATCGCTGGCCCGGTCCCGGTGACGCTCCAGGAGGATGGCTTCGCCACAATGCGGGCAGGGCTGGCGGTCGCCGTCGTTGGCCGTGGGCGCGTCGGCCAGTTTGTCCCGGGCCGCGCTCATGGCCTCCATGGCTTCCTGGTGGGCGGTCTCCAGGGCCTCCAGGTCCGGGGTCGCCTGATCGACGATGACCTGGAGGCGCTTGCGCTCCGCCTCGTCGGCGCCGCCCTGGGCGAGGGCCCGGTCGAGAGCGGCCTGGGCCGCCTCCCGCTTGGCCTCGGCGTCCTCGCCCGCCCAGAGCGGGTCCCAGTCGTGCGGGGTCCAGCCCTCGGCCTTCTTGGTCCCGTACTTTTCCCCGGTGACCTGTTCCCACTTGCCCTTGGTCTTGGTGCCCAGGGTCACGCAGTCCTGGAGGGCACTATCCCAGCCCAGCTTCTGGACCTTGGTCCACCAGGTCTCGGCGATGATTTTGTCCAGGCCGTCGGCGTCGCAGGCGGCTAGGAAGTCGGCCTCCGTCGGCTCGGCCTTAAGCAGGTCGAGGAAGTAGGCGGCCCGGTCCTTGGTGGGCTTGGAGAGGGTGTCGAGGACGCCGAGACCCATGGGGGTGAAGTGAGGAGGTAGGCCACCGCTGGTGGCCGTGCCCTCCGGCCAGGAGACACCCATCTGCCAATCATGGCCGTCCAGACGAGCGCTCGCCTTGGCACCAAATCCAGCGTGGATCAACTTTTCGGCGGTGTCCTTCTTCGCGACGGCGCGGATGGACCCGTCGCCCAGCGCGGCGGCTGCGATGGCCTCCAGGATGCTGGTCTTGCCCTGCTCGTTGTGGCCGGCGAGAAGGGTGATTCCGCCGATTTCGATGTCCGCGGCTTTGATGCCTCGGACGCCGCGGATGGTGGCGTGGATGGTGTCAGAAGATGACTTCATCGTCGTCATCCTTCTTGGGTTCCTGGTCGGACTGGGGAGCAAGGAACTCGTCGACCTCGGCGAAGTCGGGATCGGGTTCCGGCGGCATGAGGGCCATTCGCACGGGACCGGGCAGGCTCCACCGGCTTTCTAGCGCGGCGCGCATGGCGTCCTCGTCGCAGGGCGTGAGGCAGTAGATCGCCGAGCCGCCGTAGAACTGCGTGGCGACGGTGAATCCGTCGGGATTGGGCGTATCGACGCGCAACTGGGCGGAGCCGTACTGGGTGACCTCGGTCACGATTCCGGCGGTGCGGCGGTGGCCCATCAACTCGATGATGGCCGGGCCGCTGTAGGCGGTGGGTTCGGTCATGGCGGCTTACTCCGGGAAGAGGTTGCTGTTGGCGCCGCCCTTGGCGGCGGCGGGCTTGGCCTTGGTGGCCTGGGGCTTGTCGGCGGTGGGGGTGGAGACGGCGGCGCCTTCTTCCTGCTGCTCGGGCTCCGAGGTTTCCTCGGCTTCCGGCTCGCCGGTGGCGTCTTCCTCCTGGTCGCCGTCGTCGCCCTCGGACTGGATCTCACCGGTCTCGTGGTCGTGATCGATGGCGGTGGAGCCCCACCCGGCCTCCGTGCCGTAATCGATCACCTCGGCGGTGTTAGCCGGACCCTGGATAGCCGGAGGCTCATTCCGACGGCGCTCCATCTCATAGAAGGCATTGTCTCGCTCGATTGCCCTCTCCACGTCTTCGGACATGGGAACGCGCTTGAGCATGCGGCGCATGACGGTCTTGCGGGCCATTTCATCCCACCACTGGACCCAGGGTCCGGACTTGCCCGTCTTGGACACGGAGCGGACCTTTTCCACATCGGAGACGGACATGACCTCCAGGTCGCGGGAACCGTCCTTGAGGACGACGGCGGCATAGACGGCGATGGCATCGCCCCGGTCTTCGCCCATGTGCGGCACGTGCTTCAGGTCAATGTCGAAGCCGTAGGCATAGAAGAACTCGTCCTTGGCATGGACGACATGGGCGGACAAACTCGCCACCTCTCCACTGTTCCTGGCCAGCTTGTAGAGGCCGCGGATCATGGGCATGTATTGGACGGCCTTGACCCAGATCTCGCGCCCATCGCGCTTGACCTTGGTGTTGAAGATCACCAAGGCGGCCTCCTTGCCGTTCGGCATGAGGCCATCGGCGGCGCACTCGACACAGGAATTGAACAAGGTGGATCGATCCGCGACGGCAAGATCAGGGTTCTTGGTGACGGCGGTCAGGACAACGCGAATGAACTTGTCCTTGTCCACATGCGCGGGCAGAGCCATCGTGAGTTCACGCTTGACGCTCTCGTTCTGAATGACCCGCTTCAGTTCGGTGACCGGGTCCTTGCGTTCCTGCATCTGCCGGGGGTCCACCATGGTGGTGGCGTTGCCCGTGCGAGCGACTTCTTGGGTGCCCATGGCCTTAGTTCTCCTTGGCGTGTTCGACGCAAAACTGGGTGGAATGCGCCGGACACCAGCGGTCCGAGCACATTTTGCTTGAGGGATTGGCGGGGAAGGCCCAGGGGTCGCCAGCGACCAGACGCAGGGCCTCATTGCCGTCGACGAAATTGCAAAAATCGAAGGCGATCCGGTGGACGATGGCCCAAGCCGCGCTCTCGCACGCGGCCACGTCCAATTCCGTGGACACGACCGGAGGCTGGGGCTTCTTCAGGCTGACGCGGGGTATCCAGTCGATGGTAGCCTTGGCGATGGTGGTTCCGTGGGACCGCTCCAAGAGGGCGTAGCTCCCCACCTGGGGGCCGTGAGCGCCCGCCCGAGCCGCCGTCTTCGTGTCGCGGATGCCGTCCTCGACGGCGGCGACCACGTCGGATTGGCCGGAGAGGACGACGCCATCGGTCACGGTGACCTCCAGGCGCCTTTCCAGGTGCCGCGGCTGGATCGTCTGGGCCGGACCGCGATAGTAGGCCTCGGACATGCGGCGAACTTGGGCGTGGGCATCGCCTATCGTCCTGGTATCGGCGCTCCATTCGACAGGTCCGACCTCGGCCAGGTCGCGCTCCATCTCGGCAATCCCGGCATCGATGCAATCCCTCAGCGGGGCGAGGTCTTCACGGCCATCCAGACGCGTGGCCAGGGCATGGGCGCAGGCGCTATGGACGCCAGTTCCGACAGAGGCCACGCCAGAGGACGGGGGCTGACGAAGCGTGTAACCCATGGCCTCGACAACGGCTTTGAACGACCGCGCGGCGGTGCGGCGCGGGCAATCCGTGTAGCCGGACAGGCTGCTGGACCGGATGATGACGTCGTCGCCCATCTCACGCGGCCTCCGGTCCATCGGTGAATGGATCTGGCTCTCGGAAAAGGGGCGTCATGTTCACCGAAAGACATGCCTTACGGACCTGGATCGCGGCGATTTCCGCCAAATCCCGATCACGCGGGTTCGTGGCTCGCGTGGCGACGAATCCGAGATTGTGCATCGCCTTTTCGACAACGATGTCTGCGCCACGTTGGGCCGCCATGAGACCGGAAATCCGGGCCCTGGCGATGTAGCAACGCAGAGCCGAAAGGCTAGGGCAGATGGCGATGGGGCTCATGACACTGCCGCCGCGCCGATGACGGTCCACAGGTAGATGGTGGCGAAGAGAGAGACCATGGCCGTCCCCTCGCGGATCCATAGCCAGATGTCACACATGGTCACGACTCCACCTTGCGGGCTAGGTGCTTTTCGACCTTGATAGGGCCAAAGCCTCCCGGAATGACTATGGTCTTTCGGTTGACCTTGATGACTTCGTCGACGCCGTAGAGCGTCTGGACCTTGTCGCCTATCTTGAAATCGGAGGCGGCGACGATGGCGTCCTTTTTGGCCTGGGCGTCTCCGGCGACGCGGACCTTGCTTGCTCGCAGATGCGCGGCCTGCTCTCGGAGCTCACGAGCTTCATTGAAGAGTGCGTCGGACTTGGCAAGGCGCGCTTGGTTTTTTGCCCGGCCACGTGGCGCGATGGGCTGCGACCAATAGGCGTAGTCGTCCGGGAGCCCCGAACGGATGCGGACGGCGGCGGCGTGAAGCTTTTCGGCCTCCGCTTCCAGGGCCGCGATCCTGCGGTCCCTGGTGGTTTGTCGCTGGGCTCGGATGGTTTCGCGCTCGGTCATCGCTTAGCCCTCCCCGCGCGCTTTGGCGATGATGACACGGACGTCATCGCACCAAGCCTCATAGGCGATAATGAAGCTCTCGGCGGTCGAGAATTGGCCGACAATCGGGCGGTGGTCCAACGCGGCCAACATCCGCCCCGCCTCCCGGATCAGCGGCGCGGCCTCAGCTAGCGCGGCTTCCGGGGACACGGCGGTGAGGGTCTCGGCTTCTTCCGCTTTCGCCTCGAAGGACTTTCCGAGGCATTCCGCCCGGGCGCGGATCAAGGATCGGTCTGGATGCATGGCGCAGCGGTTCCATTCCCCACCGACCATCCAGTCGAATTTGTGCGCGCAGTCGGAGCACATCTTTATGGTTGTGTCGCTCATCACGCGGCCCTCCCCATGGAAAGGCCCGCGCTCTCGGCGAGCTCTTCGATCAGATCGACGTCATCGATCATGCGCTCGCGGATCGCGTCGTAAACGGCGGCGGACATGATGTCCCCCATGTCCTCGACCTTCAGCCAGATGTGCCCGCGGTTGTGGCGCGCGTCCTGAATCCGAGCCCGGACGTTTGTCCAGTCGTAGTGGTCCCCGAGACAGGCGATTTCCGCCATGATCTCCACGGTCCAGTCGACGGCGACATCGACACCATTGATGACGACCTCGGTAAAGTCCGTGATGTGGGCCTGGCCCTCGCTCCAACGCATGGTGTCCTCCTCTGTGTGTGAGGAGGAGTGTCGCAATTTATTGCGTATCAGTCAACGCAAAATTTTGCGATACTGCCGTGAAAGGATGATACACATGAGGATGCAAACCAAGAGGAGGACAATATGACACTGTCAATCGAAGGCACCGGACATGCCGTGACGGTTCGCAACGAACACGGCGTCGACGTTACGACTGACCTGTGCGCAAGCGAAATCCGCGCCGTTTTCGGGCCGCGTTGGACGGCGCCGCGCATCGAAGTGGATGTGCTGGTGGAGACGAGAATGGAAGCGGATGTCGTGCGGGCCTTCACGCGCGTCCCCGGAATCGGGATACACAAGGAGGTCCGTCGAATCGAATTCACCGATGGGACGGTCGCGGAATACCCGACCGCGTGGTACGCCCTGTTACCCGAAGAGGGAGAGGAGTCTGGTGGCCAGGCCGCTTCCGAGACTGCTGCCGGCGGACTTGAGGGTTCCCGCGACGGCTGATGCCAACACGGGAATGATGGTGGGGCGCTGGTCAGTGATCGCCGATTGAAGGGTCGCCAACCCGTCCCGGACTTCCGCGAGTTCGCGCTGTGAAAGCCCCGCCGTTTCGACCTGGCGGATGATCTCGGCCAAAGCCTCGAGACGGCGGGCGTCGTCCTGGTTCACCGTAACCGTCTGCGTGCTGTTCGCCCCGGTGTTGATCTGGACGACGGCGCCTTGTTCGGTGTTGGAGACGATAATCGGCGGCGCCGGCGGGCGCGATGCCTCGGACCAGGATGTAATGGGGTCGAGCCGTTCCGCTTCCTGTTGCCCCTTGGGGCTTAAGCCAATGTGGTTCATTTGGCCCATGGCCAGCATTCCCTGAGTGTGGAGCATAAGCACAAGGGCATCGAAATCCTGTTTGGTGGCGCCGATTGCGTCTTGCACTTGGCGCGCCGGTACATCCCAGTTTGGTTGGCTGGCGCCCTGTTCGTAAACATACCGAATCGCGTTGTCACGCAAAGCTCTCAATCGCTGTGAAGGCATGGGCAATTACTCCGTCAACGGTTTCCTACGGCTCATGTCGTGGAATAGGACAGGCGCGGCCCATTCAATTTTTTCGTCAGGGCGAAGGGGCGCGTTCGTGCTTTCCAGGGTAATGAGGTTTTCCCTGGACCCTGGGCGGATACGCTTCACCAGTGTCGGGCCATCAATGACCTTGACGATGCAAACGCGATACATGCAGGCGTCCCGGTCGAAAGACATGGCCCGTCGATAGACCAGAATATCCCCGGGCCAGTAGTCCGGGAACATGGACATGCCTTCAATTTCAACAGCGACGGCATCCCTTGGGCACCCGGATGGGGCGGGTATTTCATCTAACCCGCCCCCCTTTGAGGCATCATCTACAGGGAAAAATTCAACTCCTGCGCCAACCCTCCCGACGAGAGGGATAAGCGTTCCGCGCAAATCAACAAGATCTTCCACATCCATTCCGAGAGCTGTTGCGACAGCCTCGTATTTTGCAAGTGTGAGATCCTTCGTTTTACCTGAAAAGAAAGCTCGAAACGTACCCTCGCTCATGCCCGCCGCCTTAGCGAGAGCCGTTGGAGTAAGGCCTCGGGAGTCAATAAGCGCCTGAAGTTTCCTACGGCGGATGTCACTGGTGCTTTCCATTCTAGCAGAATATGGGCTAACGCATTTTTCCGCGACCGCAATTAATTGCGCTAACATCGTGAAATCCCCTTGCTGATAACGCAAAACTTTGCGAGCATTGGGCCATGATGATCGACCAAGCCATAAGCCGCGTTCGCGCGTACCGCCGTCACAGGGGGTGGAGCATCCTTCGTTTCGCCAAGGAAGTGGGGATCGGGGAAAGCACAATCCGCCGGATGGACCATCCGTCTTGGAGTCCCACGGCGGATACGCTGCGGAAGCTTGAGTCCGTTATCCCCGACGACTTCCCCGACTACCAGGAGTCCGCCTGATGTCTGACATCACCAAACTGATCATCGCGCTCGAGGACCTGACCGCCGAGGTCAGGGCGCTTCGGGTGGCGCACACGGTCCGCGAGCCGGAGAGCGGCTGCGTTCCGCTGCCCGGCGGCTTTTTCGCCGTTCCCGACCATGCCCTTGGGTCCGCCGCTCCGATTGGTTGGCACGTGGAGCGGCGGGTCCCCAATGAGATCAGGCAGGAGAACCGTCGTGGGTAACTCCCTCCACTTTGCGAGAGATCTCGAGTTGTTGTTCCGCGGAGGCGAGAGCTTGCTTGAGCATCGATACTGCGTTTTCCCATGCCCGAACATGAACAGCGCCGAACCCGCCATCCACATTGGCGACCGCGACGGCGATGCTTCCATGGTTCCCAGGGCGCTCGCAGTCGATGCGAAAAGCTGCCGTATGCTCATGCCCGTTCGGGCTGTTGAAGAAATCAATTCCGGAAAGCTTGATCTTGACCATGTCGTTTTCCTCCAGACGGTGGGTGGTGGTACGCGCACCAGTCTAGGAGTCCCCGCCGGGGTGTCCACGTCTTTTGCGGGCGCCCCGGCGGTCGGAGGGTTTGCCTGATGCCCGACCACAACCAGACTTTCCATGACCTCGTCAATGGCCTCTCCCAGGGTGGTGAAGCCTGGGTTCCGAATGGGGTGCATCTGGCGCTGACGGTCGCGGCCATCGTCCTGGTGTTCGTCGCTCCCGCGCTGGTTGGTCTGGTCCATGGCCTCCTCCGTGGTGGTGACGAGACCAACGTGTACCAGAATGAGAACTCTTTCTACGAGAAACGAGAGGGATGAATTCCCATGACTAAAATTCGTGAACCCCTCTCCATTCCCGACGCTGTCATGACGATCATGGGCGGCCTCGGGCGCGAGGAAGCGGCCCGCGCCGCCGGGAAATCCGCCACTCACGTCTATAGGTGGGCAAACCCGGACGACGACGCCTGCGTGCCGAACATCGAGCAGTGCATTGCTCTGGACAGCGCCTACATGAGCGCCGGGCTCGGAGATGGGCCGCTCCTGCGGGCCTATTCCGCCCAGGTGCGAGGGTCTTTGGGCGGGTCGGAGATGCGGCCCATGGAGCGTCTGATGCAGGTGGTCGAGGAGTTCGGACAACTGTGCGGGGAGGTCAGTGCGGCGACGGCGCCGGGTAGCCCCATGGGGGCCGACCTGTCGAGCGATGAGCGGGCGCGCTGCCTGATCGCGGCTTCTGATACCAGGGCCGCGTTGGATGCGATGATCCGAGAACTCGGGGCCGGATATCCCAACGTCCATCACCTGGGAGCCGCCCAATGATCCAACGGGGTGTAGCTCAGTCAGGTAGAGCGCGCGCTTTGGGAGCGCGAGGCCCCCGGTTCGAACCCGGGCACCCCGACCATGTCACCATGCGCGCCGGTTCCCCTGCCGCGCGCGGCCCCGGGGAAGCGTCCCTCCCGCTTGTCTCCCGCCCCGGGGCCAACCTTTCCCGCGTGATGCGGGTCGACAGGTTCGGCGGTTGTCCACGCCGGACGACCGGGGCTTTGCCCTGGCTCTCCTTGGACCTTTCCTCCCTGAACTTGGCCGGGGGTTCGCCCCCGGCTCCTTTCCCCCAGGGCGCCACGGCGTCTTGCGGGAAGGGATCCACCCTTCACCACCAGCAAGGAGGACTCATGACCCTGGTGCTGATGTCGCTGTTCTTGAAGCCGGTCAGGTACCAACCGGTCGACCATGACAGCGGCAAGGTGGTCGATCAAAGCGAACCCGAAGAGGGTGAGGACCGCACAGTTCGAGGTCTGTGTATGGGCTCTATTGATCGACTGGACCATGTCAAAGATGGCCCCCGGCGTTACGGCGCCGGGGCGCCAACTCATCAGCAATCCTTACAGGTTGCCCTTCTTCGCGAGGCCGAGTGTCAACGAACGGCCCCGTTTGCCAAAGGGAAAGGAGGCGGCCTGACTCGGGCACAACGCCCCCAAGCCGGGACCGGGAACGGTGGCCCGGCTTTCTTGGTGAGGGCGGCGAATGGAGTTTCCGCCGCGTCCACCCGGGCCGGGGCGGGCCTCATCCCCGGCGCACCAAGGGGCCGTAGCTCACAGGGAGAGCGCCCGTTTTGCACGCGGAAGGTCGTGGGTTCGATCCCCACCGGCTCCACCAAATCACAAAGGAGAAGCCATCATGGCGAGAGCGAAGAAGCAGACGGCCGCGGTAGCCACGGAAATCGATCTGATCGCCGGGGGACCGCGCCCCGTCTTCAACAAGACGATGTCCATCATCATCAACGCCGAGCAACGCAAGGACGATGCCCAAACCGGCTTCGCCACGGCCTGGAAAACGGCGAAGGATCGCGGGTTCCATACCGAGGCCATGAAGCTGGCCATGAAGCTGCGCAAGATGTCCGAGGAAAAGCGCATGGACTTTTTGCGTGCCTTCGACGAACTGCGCCGCGAACTGAAGCTCGACGACGTGGAGCAAATGGACCTGATCGACGACGTTCTGGACGCGGCCAACGACGAGGGCGCCGACGCCGTGGCCGCCGTCCCCTGGGATCTCGACGAACTGCATCCGGTGGCCGATGGCATGTCCATGGCCGATCTCTCGGCGAAGTGCTCGCCCGCCCCGGGCGAGGGCGACGATGGGCACGAACACGACGCCGATCCCGCCGATGATGATGACTTGCAGGGCCACGCGGACGCCGGTGCCCATTTCAATGCTGGCCGCCTGTCCGGTCTCGCGGGAGAGGCCCCGACGCCGCCGAGCGATCTCGAGGAGGGGAGCCCGGCCCGCGAAATGTGGCTCGACGGGTGGGAGCAGGGTCAAGCCGAGAAGGGAGATGCGTCCGCCCAAGACCAGGACAGCCAGGTCGACACGGGGGAAGATGAGGTCGCCGAAGGGGCCGATGATGGTGCGGCCATGTTAGGGGACGACACCGACGATGACGACGTTGGATCCATCCCCGAATTCCTGCGCCGGGCCGCTCCCGGTGCCGACGCTCACGCCGCGGAGTGAGCCATGGCCGTCGCGCCCGTCATCCTCGCCTTGGACCAAGCCACGGCTTCCGGCTACGCCATTGGGCCATCCGGAGAACCGCCGACGGTGCATGGCGTCCACCGATTGCCGCCTGGGTGTGGCGATGGGGAGGCGGGCGCGCGGTTTTGGTCCTGGTTCGCCGGTCTGGTCCGCGACCATGGGCCGGATGTCGTCGCATTCGAAGCGCTCATTCAGGGCGGGTCAAAGGCCAACTTCCAGACCCAATGCCGCCTCATGGGTTTCGCCGCGATGATCCAGGCTAGGTGCTACGCGCTGCGCCTGCCCTGCGAGCCCGTGGCGAACAGCACGATCAAGGCCCATGCCCGGCGGAACGGTGGCGAGCCCGGGAAAGGCAAAATCCCTACCCTGACTTACGCGGCGGCCCTGGGGTTCGAGCCGATCGATGACAACCACGCCGACGCGCTGACCCTCTACTATCTGATTTCCCATCGCATCAAGACCGGGCGCCTGCGCCTGCCAACGAGATGACGGAGGCCGCCATGCACATGGACCACATCATGCCCGCCGCCGATAGCGGGATCGCCAGCGCCGGGGCTGGCAAGCGCCCCCCAGACCGGTTCGTTCGAGCCGGGGGTGATTCCATGTCCGAGACCATGGCCTATCTCCGCTGGCTGATCGCCACGGATCGCCCCTACAAGCGCCAGACAGCCGCCGCCGACCTTGGTGTCTGCGGAGTGACGATCACCGAGCGCCTAACCATCCTGCGCAAACGCGGGCTCGTGCACGTGCAGATGCGCGGGCGGTCGTCCGTGGTCACGCTCCTGGAAACTGGGGCCCATACCGCCGCTCCGGAAGGGTGCGAGGTGATCGACGGCGTCCTGTATGGCCGCATTGATCGGGTGGTCCGGTGGCTCGAGCGCAATGCCTGGTCGACCGAGGACGATGTGGCCAAGGCGCTTGGCGTGACGGCTCAGGATGTCCGCTGGCGCTTGAAGCATGGCGCGACGGTCGGGCGTCTGGACGTGGACCGGGTTTCCGAGCCGACGCGTTATGCGGTTTGGGGCACTCCGATCCCGAGGATGCCCCGCCTCAAGGGTGATCGACATGCCGTCGCCGAGAAGGCCGCCGCCGATGCCCTTGACCCCCTGCGCCTGGTCGACGGACTCGGCGATCCAACCGCCACGGTCGCCGACTGCCCGGATGCGGCGCTGGGCCGAGCAATGTCCCATGCGATGGGGCACGGGCCGAGCGGGGTCGCCGCCGAGGCCGAGTTTCGACGCGTCCTAGCCCGCGTCGACGCCAGTTGGGCGATGACGCGGGGAGCGCGCAATACGGATTCCGCCGTTCTTGATGTCCTGCGGGCCAGAGGCCCGAGCACTGCTGGTGATCTTGCCCGGGCCATGGGGCGTGTGCCTGGCGCCATCACTGGAGTGCTTACGCGCTTGCATGTCCGTGCTTTGGTCGACTGCGCCCCCCGGGATGGCTCCTCCATCTGGAGCGCCAGATGATGGCCGGCCTCCGCCCCTATCAAACCAGCAATCGAGACGCCTGCCTTGCCGCCCTGCAACGGGGGGAGCATCCCCTTTATGTCCTGCCAACCGGAGGCGGGAAGACCGTCACCGCCGTCGGGATTATCCTGGAACTGATCGCCGCCGGGCGCTCCGTTTGCGTGATCGTCCATCGGCGGGAACTCCTGCGCCAGATGGTGTCGCATTTGCTGGCCCATGGTCTGGCCCCGGACGTAGTCGCCCCAGGGCATACCCTGACCGGCAAGGCGGTGGTCGTCGCCTCCATCGATACCCTGGCCGCCAGGGTGGAGGACCCCGCGATCCGGCGCTGGATGGCCTTCGTAGACGTTGTAATCCCAGACGAGGCCCATCATACCGTGGCGCCCACGTGGGTTCGAGTTTGCGCCCGGTTCGCGCGCGCCCTGTTCCTGGGGCTGACCGCCACCCCCTTCCGCCTGGACGGGAAGGGCCTGGGGCGCCAAGTGGGCGGGCTGTTTTCCGAGGCCATCCGAGGGCCCTCCATCGCGGAGTTGATCGTCGGTGGCTATCTGGTGGAGCCGGTCGTCTATCAGCCGGATGTTCCCCTGGACCTCTCCCGTCTGGGAAAGAGCTACGGCGACTATGCCCGCGGACAGGTGGCCGAGCGAGTAATGACCGATGCCATGATGGCCGCGGCCCTGCGCTGGTACACCAAGCATCTGCCGGGCCGCCGTGTGGCCGCGTTTGGCGTCACCGTCGAGCACGCCAGGGCCGTGGCCGACGCGTTCGCCGGTGCAGGCTGGCATGCCACAAGCGTTGATGGCTCCATGGGCATTGATGAGCGGGACGAGGCATTCGCCGCTCTCGGCGCTACCGGTGTTCGCCGCATCGTGCAAATCCTGGCGTCCTGCGAACTCGTGTCCGAAGGTGTCGATATCCCGGTGATCTCCGGGGCGCTGCTGGCTCGCCCGACCCTGTCGACTGCCCTATACCTCCAGCAGGTAGGCAGGGCCCTGCGCCCCGCCCCCCGCAAGGACAAAGCGGTGATTATCGACTTGGTGGGCAATGTGGCAACGCATGGTCTCCCCGACGACGAGCGGGAATGGTCGCTCAACGGTGGACTGTGCCGGGTCGAACGCGTCACGCCAGCCACGCGGCGTTGCCCGACCTGCGCCAGGGTGACGCGGCGCTCCGATCACCAAGACGCCTGTCCCTGCGGGCATCGCTGGCCGAGGCCGCAGCCGCAGCCCATCGTCCAGGGCACGCCCAGACTTGCCCGCGGAACACGCCAAGCGCCAGGCGCGAACAAGCTGCCGGATGCGCTGATGGTCGGGAAGCCGCGCATTGGCCCGCTGACGGCCATGCAGGCCCGGGATCTCCCCCTGACGACGGTTCTCGCTCACGTCACCAGCCGCCAGGAACTCCATTTTCTGCGGGAATACCGGGGCTATGAACTGGGGTGGGTCGACCGCGTGGCGAAGGCCAAGGGCCTGGGAAGGGTGGCATGACACACCAACCCGTCCCCGCGCCAGCAATCATCATGCCGTCACCGTACCGCCTTCCCGATGGACCCGTGGCCATCCAGTTTTCCGGCGGTCGCACCAGCGCCTACATGCTCCGGCATATTCTCGACGCCCACGACGGCCAGCTTCCCGCCGATGCCCATGTCCTGTTCCAGAACACGGGCCGGGAGATGCCGGAGACCCTGTCCTTCGTCGAGGAATGCGGGCGGCGCTGGGGGGTCCATATCGTCTGGATCGAGTTTGATCGAGAGGATGGGTTCAGAGTAGTCGGCCCCGGGACCAATCGTCCAGCGTCGACGAACCGTTCTCCGAACTGTGCGCTTGGAAGGGATACCTGCCCAACCGCGTCGCCCGTTTCTGTACCCAGGAACTGAAAGTGCGCCCGGCCAAGAAATGGATGATGTGGCGCGACTATAAGCATTGGACCGCCATCCTCGGTATCCGCGCCGACGAACCGCAACGGGTGAACAGGACCACGGCCAAGAATGAACGCTGGACATGCGCCTATCCACTGCACAAGGCCGGGGTGACCAGACGTGATGTGGCCGCTTGGTGGGCGAACCAACCTTTCGACCTGAATCTTCCCACGATCGGTGGCAAGACCCCATTGGGGAACTGCGACGGCTGCTTTCTCAAGAGCGAGAAAACCCGCGCCTTCTTGGCCCGCTATTACCCAGAGCGCGCCCGCTGGTGGGCTGATCAGGAAATGGCCTGCGGTGGTGGCGCCACCTTCCGCCATGAAATGGCGTGGGAAACACTGATCGCTTTCGCCAGAGACCAGAAGGACTGGGTGTTCGACGCGGAAAGCGATGTCCTCTGTGATGCGGATTTCGGGGGTTGCCATGACTGACCTCCTCACCCAGACCGGCGCCACGTTTTCGCCATGCCAAGCGTATCGATACCGCCTCTGGCGAATCTGGGACCATCGCGAACCCTTGATGGCGTTCTGCATGCTAAACCCAAGCACAGCCGACGCCGAAACCAATGACCCGACGGTCGAGCGGTGCCAGCGCCGGGCCATGGCTGCCGGATATGGCGGGCTGGTGGTCGTCAACCTGTTCGCCCTCCGGTCCACGGACCCAGATGCCCTGTATCACCACCACGATCCCGTGGGACTTGGGAACGACCATATCATCCTTGGAGTGGCCAGGGAGGCGAAAGCCTTCGTCTGCGGGTGGGGAACCCATGCCGACAAGGTCAGTCCGGGGCGGGCACAATCCGTTCTCGAAATGCTGCAGGGAGAGGGCGTGGTTCCTCATGCCCTGGGATTGACCAAGGACGGCCACCCTCGGCACCCGCTCTACCTACCTTATGACGTCGCGCCGGTTCCCATGGGGGTGCGGCCATGAAACCCCTCACCCACGCGGAAATCATGAAGATCTCCCGCGCCCGCGGAATGGAAGGCCTGCGCGCCGTCGGGGCGATCCCGCCAACGGACAAAGGCATCCGCCGCCAATGGCTGGGCCTGCGCCCTGTCGGCGGCTTCCACGTCTGCTATATCGACCCGCCCTGGCGGTTCGACACCCACAGCGAGAAGGGGCAGAAGAAGAGCCCGAGCCAGCATTACCCCACCATGACCGCAGGCGAGGTCCTGGCCCTGCCGGTGCCCCTGCTGCTGGCGGACAACGCCGCCGTCTACTGCTGGACCACAATTCCCCACCTGGAACTTGGCATCCTCTGCCTGACTGCCTGGGGCGTCACCTACCGAGGTCACCGGGCATGGCCCAAGGCCCGCCAGACCATGGGATATTGGACGTTCGGATGCCACGAGATCCTGCTCATCGGCGCCAAGGGCTCCGGCATCTGCCCCAAGCCCGGGACACAGCCTATCAGCCTGATCGGTGAGCCAGACCAGCGCGAGCACAGCCGTAAGCCCGACAGCGTCATCGACGAACTGGACCGCGCCCACCCGACGGCCCGCAAGATCGAAGTCTTTGGCCGCTCCCCCGCGCCCGGCTGGGTTGGATGGGGCAATGAATATGGGCGCTTCCACCGTGCCCAACGGGGGGCCTGAGCCATGTCCTCCGATGCGCCCTGGGTGCAATTTTATCCATCCGACTGGTTGGCGGGCACGCGTGGCCTCAGCCCCGCGGAGACGGGGGTCTACATCACCATCATCATGATGATTTACGAGCGCGGCGGTCCATTGCCCCGTGACGACCGGCGCTTGGCCCGGCAGTGCGGGTGTGCCATCGGGGCCTTCGGAAAGTTGGTCGACGCCCTTCTTGACCAGGGGAAATTGATCGAGATCGACGGCCATCTGACCAACGCGCGCGCTGAAAAAGAACTCGGTTTTCGTTCAAATCGTGTTGAAAATTCGAGGCGTGCAGCGAACTCGCGGTGGTCCAAACAGAAGGGAAAAAGCGAGGAAAAACAATGGGCGAAAAATGCTCCCGCAATGCGCCCGCACTCATCGGGCATATGCAAGCCAGAACCAGAGCCAGAACCAGAAGAGGATAGGGAGTCGTGTAGTAACGTCTGTTGGACGCGCGATTCCAAAAATTCGCCGACTTCGGCTGACGACCTGGAGCGGGTGCCGTTCCCGCCAAGGCCTCCTCCGCCCGGTGCCGACCCGGGAAGCGCTCGAACGCCGTCGAGCGATGAAACAGCGCGTGCCGTCGCGCTGGTGTCTGCCGCCAAGGAGGGCTTCAAGTCCGCCGGGCTGGCGCTGAATCCAACCCCGTCGTCCAAGGAACTCGGTGCCGCCCGGTCCTGGGATCAAGCCGGTGCCGACCCGGATCTGACGCGGATGGTGGCCGAGCGTATCGGCGCCAAGTTCGTCGCGAGGGGCGAGCCCGTCGCCCCATCCCTAGCCTACCTGAACAACCCGATCAGCGAGGCGCTGACAGCGCCACTGGCCTCCGTGGGAGCATCACGCCATGAACCAAATCGCCCCCCTGTCGACCGTCACCTCGCCCGCACTCGGGAAGCCCTCGACGCAATCGACGCAATCGGCGCTCGCCGAATGGAGGCCGAGCGAGGAGCTTCCCGTCGGACTGACCCGGGCTGACATCGTGGCCGAGTACCGAGCCGCCGAGGCAGCCCTTGCCCCAGCCCAGGCCGGGGTTGCCGAGCGTGAGGCGCAAACCGTCGTAGCAGCCCTTGGAGCTCCCCATGGGGCGGAGCCAAAGGCCTATGCCGTCGCCCTGGTGGAGGCCCTGTCCAGCCTTCCAGCCGATCTTGTTCGACTGGCCTGCAAGCGGGCTCGGACGACCTGTCGGTTCCCCCCGCGCCCGGGCGAGGTGCTGGCTCTGATTGATGGGGAAATGATGGCGCGCGCTGATCGGGTGAGACGCGCGAAGACCGCCGGGCATTTCCATCGGATGCGGGGTGGTGACCGACCGCGATCCGAGCCGCTGACCGAGGAACAACGGGCCGCGCTCGATGTGAAAATGGACGAGTGGCGCAAGGTCATGGCCGTGGGCGCCAATGGGTAGGGGACGCGGAGCGGTGAGGATCATGGACAGACGTGGAGATATCCCGAGGTGGCAGGTCTGGGCGATGGCGCCGGATCTGTACCTCTCGGGGTGGGCCCGCATGGAATGGGCGCTCCAATGGTGCGATGAGCATGGGTTCCACGTCGTTGGTCGGGAAGGGCTGCGAGCATGAGCGATTGGACGGACGAGGAAATCGAAGCGGCGAAGCGCATGGCCGATCATGTCTACGGGGAGATTCGCTATCTTGAAATGCAGCCGGACGACGCCTGGCTCGAGTTCGTGCAGTTGGCTCGGGTTGCCCTGGCTGGGATTCAACGGACCATTGGGGGCCGCGATGCAGATTGATCGGAGAGAAACCTGGACAGCCTGGCGCGCCGTGGTCTGGGCCTATCACACGAACCGTGCCCGGGCGATGCTCCGCCGCGATGCCCCGGCCTTGGAAAGCGGGTTCGAGAGGGGTGTCTCGGGCGACGGGTGCGCGGCCATGCTCAAGTGGCATGAACTGGGCGCCTGGGTGGATTGCGGCTGGAGCCTGGAAGGAGGAATCGTTGGAGTTGGAGAGGGCCTCCCGGACGACGCCATCATCATCGTCGGCATGGTCGGGCAACTCGATTGGCGCAGTCGCTCCCTGATCGAGGATCAAGCCGAGGCCGCGGTCCCTCCAGCATGGGATCTTGGGCCGCTCCGGGTCGGGCCGGTATACCAGGATGGCGCCCCCCTCGTGGCCGAGGAGGCGCACCAATCGAAGACCAGAGGGGCGACGACATGGGCCAAGTTTTGCCCGATCTCCATCAAGCCGACGCTCCATGCCAGGGAAGCCGCGCGCCAGAGGTGGGAACGGTTCGTCGGCGCCTTGGAAGACATCGCGGAGCATGCACATGCGGGCGGCCAGCCCCTACAGCGCGCCGTGATCGTCGGTCCTGGCTTCGACGCGACCCCGTGGGAGGCCGGGAGAGAAGGGAAATCGAAAAAATGAGGCTGGCAGTGAAGTTTTCTCTATTCTCCCGCCAGTTTCGTTGACATTGTTCACGAACGCTTCAGCGCGTCCGCAGCCCGCCCGGGGAACCGAGGCGGGTTTTTTCGTGGGAATCGAGGGAACCTTGTCAGAGGATAGAGAGGCAACCCGGGTGATTTGCGATGCGGCTGTTTCATCCGAGGAAATTGTCCGGTCGCGGGAGGAGTGGTTCGCCTACCCTATGCCTCGCGGATCCATTTATGAGGTTCAGGTATCTTCGCTCGGTCGCTACAGGCACAGGATTCGGCTTCTGCACAGCAGAGGCTCGGTGAGTGGCACCACCCCCTTGTCCAGCGATGATGTCTTTGACAGGCGTCCATGGAAGATGGGTCTTCCCAGACGAGATCTCGAGTGAACGCTGCGGCAAAGGCTTGAGCAATGCGCATCGACCACGCTTCCTGGGTCGCCATGGGCCGTCCGGCCGTGACCTTGTTTGATGAGGTCGACGAGTACCCTATCACAGGATGCGATACCCCAATTGGCATGGACACGGTGCGAATTGGCCGCGTGGGGATCGAAGGTATTTCCGACGGGGCCCCTGGAGGGGGTGAGGCCCGCGGGTAGGTTTCAGTCCCGTGCGGCGTCAGCAGCTATAAGGGGCGAAAACCGGTTAACAAGGGCGCTTGGCGATGGTTAGCAAGGCTGAATTCGCCCGGCGACATGGCGTGTCGAGAGCGGCGGTGCAGAAGTGGGAAGCCGCTGGTTACCTCGTGATGCGCGACGGGAAGGTCGACGCCGAGGCCAGCGATGGACGCTTGCGCGACGCTAACCTGGGTCGGTTCAAGAGCGTAAACCCGGCCATCGGTAAACAGCAGGTACCTGAGCCGCTTGGGCAGGTCGTTGCCACAAAGCCGAGGCGTCGGCGGGTGGTCGCCAGTCGGAAGGGGACGGCGGCCCAGGTCCTTGGGCGGCTAGACGGCGCCGACTTGTGGGGCGTGACGAACGGTCAGTTTTCCCTGATCGATATGATCGAGCATGTTCTTGATCAAGTCGGCCCCGCCGACCTGGTTGTGTCGACGTGGACCATGGGCATCTATGATCGCGAGACGTCGGAGCGCTTTTGTCACGATGGCCGGATCAAGCGGATCCGTTGGCTTCTGGATCCGTCCCTCTTCTCTCGTCGGCCCGAGTTGTCGGGACAACTCGTGAAGGCCTTTGGCGTGGACAGTTTCCGAGCCGCCAACACGCACGCCAAATTCGTGGTCATCCGCGGCGTCGGGAAAGTGGTGACCATCGCTTCATCGATGAGCCTGAATCCGAACAACCGCATCGAGCACTTTGTGCTGACCGAGGCGGAAGAGCCCGCGTGCCACTTCGAGGCCATTGCCGACGAAGCCTGGAGGGTAGTCCCCGCTGGGGAGACGAAAACCCAGGCCAGAGCCGCGTTCGAGGACATCCTAAAGGCTTTTGAGCCTTTCGAGGCCGGTGGAACCGTCGCGCCGCCGCGCTTGGTCCAGACGGAGGGCCAGGAGGAATCGGAAGAGCGTTTCCGTGAGCCCGCCAATTGGACCAAGGCAGAGGCGGAGCGGCAGAAGGAAATTAACCTAGCCGGTCTCCGCCGCCTGGAGTTCGAGGAGAGGGCGGGGAAGCTGGTTGAAATGGCGAAAGCCGAGAAGGTCTTGTTTGAGGTCGCCAAGGCGGCGAGGGACATGTGGATGAACTGGCCGGCGCGGATCGCTCCCATGGTTGCCGCCGACCTCGGGGTGGATGCCGACAAGGCGACCGAGGTTCTGACGTCCTATGTTCATGAACAACTTAGCCAACTCGGGGAGCCAGAAGCCGACCTCAGTCGATAAGGTCGAACGGCTTCGACGGGCTTGGCGTCTGGGGTGGACGCCCCCGGCCCGGATGTCTATCCCCGATTGGGCGGACGAATATCGCCGCTTGGCGGGCGAGGCCGGGTCAACGGCAGGGCGGTGGCGAACGGCGACGGTCGAGATTGCCCGCGGGCCGATGCTGGCGGCGACTGAACCGGGTGTCCACACGATCTCGGTTATGTGCTGCACTCAGCTGATGAAAACAGCGTTGCTGGAGAACGTCTTCGGCTATTTCGCACATCTCGACCCATGCCCGATCCTTCTAGTCCAGCCGAAGGACGACGCGGCCCAACAGTTCAGCAAAGAGCGGATCGGCCCATTGGTGAAGGCGACGCCCGCGCTCAGGGCGTTGGTGGGGACCAGCAAGACGCGATCCAGCGAGGAGACGCTTCTCTTCAAGTCTTTTCCCGGCGGCTTCCTTGCCCTGGTTGGCGCGGGTAGCCCGGACAACCTGGCCCGCCGCCCGGTGCGCGTGACCCTCTTTGACGAGGTCGACAAGTACCCGGTTACCCGCGAAGGCGATCCAATCGACCTTGGAGAGGAACGAACCGCGACATTCGGGGTCAACTGGCTATCGGTCAGGGCGTGCTCGCCCACGATCGAAGGCGAGAGCCGGATTGAGGCCAAGTACGCCGAAAGCGACCAGCGCCGGGCGTCGGTTGAATGCCCGCACTGCCAGCATCGGCAATTTCTGGACTTCTTCAAGCACGTCGAGTGGGAGAAAAACGGGGAAGAGCACCGACCGAAGACGGCGCGGATCTACTGCGAGGCCTGTGGCTGCGAGTGGTCCGAGGGTGACCGACTGCGGGCGCTGGCGACGGCGCGCTGGCACCAGACAAGGCCGTTCCAGTGCTGCGGTCGGCGGCATAGCCCGCTGGACGCTTACGAACGGGCTTGGCGCGAGAACGAGGCGGGCGCGGTTGCCAAGGTCTGGGACTGGTGGGCCGGTGATCGGTGGGCAGTTTACCGAGCGCGGTGCCTGGACTGTGGATCTTGGGGCCTCGACAACGAGAACACAGGGTTCCAAGCCTCTAAGCTCCACAGCCCTTGGCAAAAGGACAAGCCGTCCGACATTGCCAGCAAGTGGCTCGCGGCCCAGGCGGACGACGAGAAGAAACAGGTCTGGTGGAACACGCAACTTGGGTTGCCCTACCGCCCCCGGGTCGGTCGCGACATCAAGCCTCATGCGCTGATGGAGCGCCGCGAGGTCTGGCCCGGAGACGTTCCGGCGCCGGTGGCCATGCTGACGGCTGGGGTCGATACCCAGGATGACCGGCTTGAGGTCGAGGTGGTCGGCTGGGGGCCGGGAGAGGAGTCCTGGTCCGTGGCCTACGAGGTCATCGAGGGCGACCCGGCCCAGCCCGAGGTCTGGGAGCGGTTGGACGAACTACTGAGGCGGTCCTGGCTGAGGGCCGACGGGCGGCCCTTTGAGATCGCCGCGGCATGCGTCGACTCAGGCGGTCACCACACCCAGACGGTCTACAGGTTTTGCCGGGATCGGCGGTTGCGCCGCGTCTGGGCGATCAAGGGCGCCTCCGAAACCAGCGGTCAGCGGTCTCCGGTCTGGCCTTCCTCTCGGATGAACCGGAAGCGGAGCCGAGACAACAAGCCGGTTATCGTCGGCACGAACGCCGCCAAGGACACAATCTCCAACCGCCTGTCGGTCGAGAGTCCAGGGCCGGGTTACATGCACTTCCCGGCGGCCCGAGATGCCGGGTACTTCGAGCAGCTGACCGGCGAGCGGTTGGTGGTGAAGCGGCGCGGCGGTCGGACCTATCGGGTCTGGGAGCCAAAGAAGGGCGTTGCCCATGAGGCCCTGGACTGTCGCGTCTACGCCTATGCCGCCTTGTGGGGAATGATCGTGAACCACCGAACGGACCTTGATCGGGAAGCCTCAAAGGTCGGCGCCGACGATGCCGCGCCGATCGTTCGCGTCGGAACGCCAGAGGCCCAGCGCCTGGAAGCCGAGAAAGAGCCGGTGATTGAGAAGCCGGTCGAGAAGCCCAAGCGCCGCCCGCGACGGGTGACGCGCTCGCAGTGGATGGGGTGAGGCATGGCCTGGACCGAAGCCGATAAGGATGCGCTCAAGGCCGCGATCGCCACGGGTGCCCGCGAGGTCGAGTACAGCGACGGCAGCCGCATCGCGTATCGGAGCCTGCGTGAGATGAAGGAAACGCTGGGCATGATGGAGAAAGACATTACCCCGGCGGCGAAGCGCGTCCGGACAGTTCGCATCACTGGCGGGAGCGGCCTGTGATGGGCTTGATCGCACGCAGCAAGGCCGCGCTCCGCGCGTTCACGGCATCTTCGACTTACGGCGCCGCCTCCACAAGTCGGCGCTCTCGCGTTTGGGGGAGCGTCAACGGCGGCCCGAACGTCCCCGCCACCAAACTGTCCACTCTGCGAAACCGGTCCCGCGACGCCGTCCGCAACGATCCCCTCGCGGACTCGGCTGTCGACGTTGCCGTCACCAACATTATTGGGACCGGAATCAAGCCTCAGTTCGCGACCAGCGATGCTGGCCTCAACAAGGAGCTTGCCGAGGCGTGGCTTGAGTGGACCGACGAGTCCAGCCCCGATGAAGGGCTCGACTTCTACGGCCAGCAGGCCTTGGCCGTTCGGTCCATGGTTGAGGGCGGGGAAGCGTTCGGGCGGTTTCGCCTCCGCCGGGCCGCCGACAACATGTCGGTGCCCCTCCAAATCCAGCTCCTGGAAGGCGAGCACTGCCCGACCGAGAAGAGCGAGACGTACAAGAACAACACCATCGTCTCCGGGATCGAGTTCACGCCCATTGGCCAGCGGGCCGCCTACTGGCTTTACCGGAATCACCCCTATGACGGCACGAACGCGCGTCTGGATATGGGCCAGCCGGTTCGGGTCCCGGCCTCGGAGGTCTTCCACCTGCGCCAGATCCGGCGACCAGGTCAGGTCCGGGGTGAGCCCTGGTTGACCCGCGCCTTGGTCAAGTTGAACGAGTTGGCGCAGTACGACGACGCCGAGCTGGTTCGGAAGAAGATCGCGGCCATGTTCGTTGGCTTCCGGCGCCGCCCGATGCCCGACGGTGTGACGGCCGACGAGCTGGCCGAGATCTGGGGAGAAGCGGAAACCGAGGATGGTGTCGGGCATGTCTCCATGGAGCCCGGGACCATGCAGGACCTGGACCCCGGGGAAGACGTAGAGTTCTCCGCCCCGGTTGACGTGGGAGGTTCCTACGAGGTCTTTCTTCGCGAGCAGCGCCGGGCCGTGGCCGTGGCCGCTGGCGTCCTGTACGAGCAGGTGACTGGCGACTATTCCAAGGTCAACGACCGCACCTTCAGGGCCAGCGTGAACGAGTTCCGGCGTCGCTGCCAGATGTGGCAGCACCACCTAGTCGTCTATCAGATGTGCCGACCGACCCACCGGAAATGGATCTCCGCGGCGGTGCTGTCACGACGGGTCATGCCGCCTCGGATGATGGCCGAGTCCGACCTGCTCAAGGTCAAGTGGGTGCCCCAGGGTTGGGCCTACATCCACCCCGTCCAGGACGTGCAGTCCCAGCAGATGGCGGTGCGCAGCGGTTTCAAAGCGCGAGCCGAAGTGGTGTCCGAGCAGGGATACGACGCGGAGCAGATCGACGCCGAGCAGGCTCGGGACAACGCGCGAGCTGATGCGCTCGGCCTGTCCCACGACAGCGACGGGCGCCGCGCCGCGACCGATCCAACAAAGGCCGCGGGCGCCGCCGATGAACCCATGAACGAGGACGAGCGATGAACGCCATCCCGCATTTGATCGGGCGCGTGTTCGGAACGCCCCTGATGGTCGACCCTCGGTATGCGAATGTCGTCGCAGACGTGTTGCTGGACAAGATGGCGACCGGGCATGCCCGCGCTTGGAGCGGCGAGGGTCGGGACCGGCGCCCGTATCAGGTGGTGGAGGGCATCGCCATCGTTCCGGTTCTTGGTGGTCTGGTTGCCCGGGCTCATGGCATGGACGCCATGTCCGGGCTGACCGACTACGGCGCCATCGAGGACATGATGATGGAAGCCGCTACCGATCCCGGCGTGGTCGGGATCATGCTCGACATCGATAGCCCGGGCGGCGAGGCCTCGGGTCCGTTCGAGCTGGCGGACTTTATTCGCGAGGAGGTCCGCGGGCTCAAGCCCGTTTGGGCGGTGGCGCAGTATCAGGCGTGTTCCGCGGCCTACGCCATCGGCAGCGCCGCCGAGCGGTTGTACGTCGCGCCCTCCGGGGATGTGGGATCAATCGGCGTGGTCATGCTTCACCGCGACCAGAGCAACGCCGAGCAGACCATCGGCCTCAAGTACACCTACATTTTCGCGGGAAAGGGCAAGATCTGGGGTAACCCTCATGAGCCCCTGGCAGCCGAGGCCGAGGCCGAATTCCAGAGCCTTGTCGACGACACCTATGAGCAATTCGTCGCCCTGGTCACAAAGGGCCGCCGGAAGCTTTCCTCTGACAGGATCCGCGAGAATGGGGCCCGGATTTTCAACGCGGCCAACGCCGTCGCCCAAGGCTACGCCGACAAGGTCGGGGTCATGCGCGACGCCCTTGCTGAATTCTCCGCCCATCTGTCCAGCAAGAAACCCGGTGGCGGCATCCTGGCCGCCGCCGACGTGCCGGGGGCCCAGGCCTCCATCGAGCGGCACCCCGCCGCGACACCCTCAACCGACAAGAAGGAGATTCCCATGTCGGATGACGCGACCACGGCGGGCAAGGACAATGCCGCCGATTCCACCAAACCCGACGCCGCCGCCCTGGCGAGCGCCGAGCGCGACCGGTGCTCCGCCATCGCCCGCTTGTGTGGCGAGGCCGGAATGTCCGCCCTGGCCGGTGACCTGATCGCCGCTGGCGCCACCGTCGAGGACGCCAAGGCCAAGATCGACGCCGCGGGCGAGATCAAGACGATTTGCGCGACCGCCAAGAAGCTTGACCCGACCATCGACGTGGCCGCCCTGGCGAAATCCTTCGCCGACGCGGGTACCAGCCCCGAGGCGGCCCGGAAGGCGATTTGGGACAAGCTGGCCGACGCCAGCGAGGCCACCGCCATCGTCGGGCACCTGTCGGCGGATGCCGTGACCAACTTGGGCAATTCGGTGGGTGACGGGGGCCACGCCGCCGCCATCGCCAAGGCCAATCGCATGTCCGGCTTCGCCGGTCAGTAAGGAGCAAACCACATGACGACCCTTACCGAAGACCTTCACGCTGGCGCCTTCATCGTTTCCGAAGGGAATGGCAAAATCAGCCGCGAAGCGATTACGGTCGCGTCCGGCCAAAACCTCAAGGCTGGTGCCGTTCTGGGCCAGATCACGCTGGGCGCGGCCACCGCCGCCCATGTGGCCGGGGGAACCGGCAACAGCACCTTCTCCGCCGTCACCGTCGATGGCGCCGCCATCGTCGGCGTCTATCAGGGCATCTTCACCGCCGCCACTAAGGCCAACCTGGAGGACCCGAACGGCGTTCTCCTGGGCGTCGTCGCGCTCGGTACCGAATTCAGCGCCGGTGGGCTGACGTTCACCGTGACGGCGGGAGGCACGGCTCATGTCTCCGGAGATCGCTTCACCATCACGGTGGCCGCTGGCAGCGGGGCGTATGTCGCCTATGACAATAGCGCCGAAAACGGCAGCAATATCGCGGCTGGCATCCTGTTCGATGCCGTGGACGCCAGCTCGGACGATGCCGCTGGAGTTGCCGTCGTGCGTCTGGCCGAAGTCGCCAAGGATGGGCTGGTTTGGGACTCCGGCCAGGATACCGACGACAAGGCCGCCGCCTACACCGACCTGGCCGCCCTCAACATCATTGCCCGCGATTAAGGGCTGGAAAGGAGAACCCAAACCATGGCGACCATGGACATTTTCAACAGCGACGCCTTTTCCAGCACGTCGCTGTCTGGCTCGCTGGACAAGCTGGGCTATGTGCCCGGCCTCCTGCGCGGACTCCCGGGCCTTTATGTCCCGGCCCCGGTTCGCAGCGAGTCCATCTTCATTGAGGAGCGCGAAAACGCCCCGGCCCTCATTCAGACCAGCCAGCGCGGCGAGGCGCCGCCTAACCGGGTCGGCGAAAAGCGTAAGGTGCGTGGCTTCTCCACCGTCCGCGTGGCGCAGAAGTCCCGTATCCACGCCAGCGAGATCCAGAACATCCGCGCCTTCGGCTCCGAAAGCGAGCTGGCGCAGGTGCAGACCGAGGTGGCCCGGCGTCAGCTTCTGATGCGCCGCGACTTCGAGCTGACCTTCGAGAACATGCTCCTGGGCATGGTGCAGGGGCTGGCGGTCGATGCTGACGGCTCGACCCTGTACGACTGGGCGACCGAGTTCGGGCAGACCATCCCGGCGGAGGTCGACTTCGACCTGGACAACGCCTCGGCGGCTTCGGGCGCGGTGCGCAAGAAGTGCAACGAGGCCGTTCGCTCCATCACGCGCGGGCTCAAGGGCTTGGGCGGCAATCAGGTCCGCGTCGTCGCCCTGTGTGGCGATAACTTCTGGGACGATCTGACCGCGAACAAGGAGGTCCGTGAGACCTACTTGAACACCATGGCCGCAGCCGAACTTCGGTCGGGCAACGCCTTCGAGCAGTTCAACTACGGCGGCATCACCTGGGTGAATTATCGTGGCACCGACGACGGCACCACCGTGGCGGTCGGCACCGACAAGGCGAAGTTTTTCCCGGTCGGCGCGGGCATCTTCCAGTGGGCGCTTTCGCCGGGCGAGTCCTTCGACTTCGTGAACACCTTGGGCCAGGAAATGTATTCCTGGCTGGTCACCGACAAGGATCGCAACGCGTGGGTCGACGTGGAGATGTACAGCTACCCGCTGCCAGTCTGCACGATGCCGCAGGCCCTGTATCGGGCCAAGCGTACCTAAGCCAAACCCACCAGGGTAGACGCGGAAGGGCGGTCTTCGGGCCGCCCTTCGCGTTTTCATGAGGAATCAGATCATGCATTTCCCCATGGGCACGATCTTGAAGACCACCGGAGAGGCGGCGACCTATTCCCCCGCCGACGCCTCCCCCGTGGCCTGCTGGGTTAAGCGGGTTGGCGGTGGCCGGGTCGAGCGGTTTGGCGCGGTCGCGCTCGTTGTCGACGACCTGACTGTCCACATGCTCCGCGAGACGGCGACGCCCGCCGCTGGGGACATGATCACGGTCGGAGGGCAAACCTACACCGTTGAGGCCATCGAGCCCGTGGAGAATGATCCCCAAGGCCTGCTTTGGGCCTGCCGGGTGACGTGGGGCGTTTCCGTGACCTGGGCCCGCCCGGGCAACGACGGCGGCACGCTCCACCAGATCGCGTCGTCCGATGTGGATTACACCGCTGTTGCTGCTTCCTTGGGCGCGGGCTCAATCACCGTCACGGCCAGTGCCTGGCCGGACGGCTGGATCAGGGCTGGCGACCAAATGACGGTGGATGGCGAAACCTACACCGCCACGGCCGACGTGGAGCCCGGGTATTCTGGAGGCTATCGGTTCGCCGACGTGCCGATCACCCCAGTTCTGGTTGGTGCCCTGGCCGGTGGCGAGGTGGTGACGATCGAGGTGCCCTCTGGAGCACCAGGCGATCAGATTGTCCGCGCCGCCGTAGCCGACTACCGGGCCGAGGAGATCATGGGTGGTGTGTTGACTGGTGACCGGCGGTTGGTCGTCCGCGCCGAGGATTTCAAGGGCGCGCCGGGCACGTCCGACGTGGTGACCATTGGCGCCGAGGATTGGGCCGTGGTGAGCGTCGAGGCGGTCTATTCAGGCGCCGATGTGGCGGTCTGGGTTGTGCAGGTGCGGCGATGAGCATTGCCACGGAGATTAGCGCCGCCAGGGCCCGCGCCGTGGACGGCCATGCCGATCGCGTTCGCGCCTATGCCGAGCGCCGCTTCGCCGAGACGGATCAAGCCATGGGCGTCCAAGGGAGGACCGAGGGATCGGCTGATTTGGGGGGCGAGATCGCGAGAGTCTATCCGGACCTCCGGGGGGCCATAGGTCTTGCGTTGTCCACCCTGCGCGAACATTCCACGGTAGATAGCGGGGACTATCGGGATAGCCACACGGTCATCGTCGATGGCGCCCCGGTGGAGTGGCCCGCGCGCTTGAGCCCGCGCGCCCAGGTCCTGATCCTATCGGCGCTGCCCTACGCCCGTCGGATTGAGCAGGGCTGGTCGGATCAGGCCCCGAACGGGGTCTACGAGGTCGCGGCGGCCATCGTCGCCGCCCGCGCCAACGTCGAGGTGACCGTGGAGTATGTCGCGCCCCCGGTTAGCATGGTCGGCAACGCCACGCCCGCCACGGTCCCGGCCATGATCTTCAGGATGCCGCCATGAGCAGTTCCGCCGTCGCCGACATCATTCTCGCCCGGGTCGAAGACGCCTGGAGCGCGACGCCGGTGAGGGCGTCAAACACGGATTTTGATCCCAACGGAGGCCCGTTCCTGGAAATCGACTTTCCCGGGTCCGACGAAAGCCGTGGCGCCATCGGAGACTCTGGCAATCCGCTTTGGGAAGAGGCGGGCGCGTTCATGGTTCATCTGTTCGCGCCCCGGGGCCTTGGAGATGCGGCCTTGCGCGGCCTCGCGGATGAGGCCGCCGGACTCTTCATGCGCTGGTCGCCGCCGGAGGGGCTGACGATCTGGCGAAGGATGGGCGCCCAGGCCGGAGACCGGACCGTCGACGGCAGTCAGTGGGTCGGGCGATCCTTCGGAATTTCGTATACGTACCATTCCATCGGTTGATCGGCTTTTGCCACAGACAGCCTTTAAGGTCCGCCATTGAGCGGGCCTTTTGCTTACCGTGCCGCCCTGGGCAAGCGAGCCGGAAACAGCGCCGTGAGGCGCCGAGTCCCCGAGATGGAGCCCACCCCATCAACGCCGTGACGGCGTCGACCATCCCACAGAAGGAGCCTTCTCATGGCCACGACGGGCTATTTCGCGTCCGCGCAAACGAACGACATGCTGATCGGGATTCAGCGCGAAGCCACCTGGGGCACCGCCCCGACCTCCGGCACCTACACCGGCATGCGCGTCCAGTCCTGCTCTCTCGGCGAGCAGAAGAACCGCACCCGGCCAGGTGAAATCCGCAACGACATGCAAGTCAGTGCCGCCGTGACCCAGGATGTCCAGGCCAGCGGAAGCATCCCGTTCGCCGTCAGCTACGGGAACCAGGATCTGATCTGGCCGACGCTGTTCACGGGCGACTGGACGGCGGACCTCGCCATTTCCAACACCGGCCTTTCCGCCGACAACAGCGGGTCCACGTTCGACGGTTCCGCCGGGGATTTTGACGACGTGCTCGTTGGCCAGTGGATCAAGGTCGCCGGGTTCGCCACCAGCGGCGCCAACGGATATTTCCTGGTCACCGAGGTTGCGGTCGACGGATCGAGCATCACGGTCAGCCCGGCGCCGTCGAGCGACGCCAATGGCGGGAGCAACACTATCACCGTCAACGGTTCCCAGTTGGTGAACGGGACCACGGTCAACACGCTGTCGATTCAGGAGCGGTATTCCGACAGCCTGGGATTCATGTATTCGGGCTGCATCGCCAGCGGCGGGCAGATCAACGCGGCGCGCGGCCAGTACTTTTCCGGCACCTGCGACCTGATCGCCAAATCCGAGGCCAAGGCGGCGAGCGTGGTCGGGACCATGGGCGCCGCGCCGACCAATCGGGTCTTCAACACCACGGCCAACATGACCGCCGTCTCGCTGGGCGGGTCCGCTTCGGCCAAAGTCATGAGCCTGACGACGACGATCACGCGCGAAGGCGCGGCTGCGAACTTCGCCCTGGGCTCGGAGGCGGCAGTCGGCGTCGTGCCGGGATCGTTCAGCGCGAGCGGTCAGGTCCAAATCTATTTCTCCGACAACACGGAATATGACCTCTACAAGGCGGAAACCCAGGTCCAGGCCTACTATCAGGTCACCGACGCCGCGGGCAACGCCTACATCGTCGATCTGCCCAAGGTGGTTTTGGGCCGCGTCACGAAGGAGCGCAGCGGGCCGAATCAGCCCGTCATGGCAACCTTCGAATTCATGGCCGATCCCGACCCCGACCTGGGTTGGACCATGGCGATCAACCGCTTCGCGGCCGCGTAACCCAGATCACCGGCCGGTGACGAGGTGGCGGCGATATCAGGGCGCCGCCACCTCACCCCTGATCCCTGACCCTGAGAGAAGAGAAAGAGCAGATAAATGAGCAAAGACAATAAGCCGTTCGACCTTGTGACCGAATTCGGCCTCGACCAGGAAAAGGTCAACGAGGGCGCTGTCCTGATGTTCGACGAGAAGCGGGGCGTTCGCCTGCGCTCTACCGACAGCGACGTGGCTCAGAAGGCGTGGGCCCGGGCTCTCGGCCCCTACACGGGCTTCCGCGAGATTTCTCCGGAAATCCAGTGCAAGATCCACGCGAACCATTTGGTGACCGGCTTGATCATCGAGTGGATCGGCGAGATCCCGGTGATCGGCGGCAAGCCACTTCCGGTGGATGACAACCCCGCCATGATCGCGGCGTTGTCCGACCTGAAACTCAAGAAATTCGTCGACATGTGCCGGAGCTTCGCCGGGCGCGATATGAACTACCGCCTCGCTCAGGAGGAGGCCGGGGAAAAAAACTCCGGGAGTGGGCGGAGTGGGCGTTCGGGTGGGGGCGAGACGCCCAAGGAATAGCCGAAATGCACATCGAGGGCGGGGAGGAACCGCCCGAGATTTGCAGGGCACCGCCTTACAGCCCGGCTCTCGAGCGCTATGTCACCGCCTTCCGCCACCTGACCAGGGACCGGGCCTCCGGCATGGGTATCGGTCCCATCCCCACGTCTGCAATCATTGTGTACGCCAAGGAAGTCGACGGCGAGACCGAGGCGCTGGAGCTGCGGAGTTATCTCCGCTTTGTTGGCGCCATCGATGATGAGTATGTCAAGGCGTGTCGGGCAAAGGCGCCGGAAGACCCGTGCGGGTGATCGCATGACCTACCCGGCCTTGGTGCTGACCAGGGGGTGAGGGCTACTTCCGGCGCTTACCTCTCTCCAGGAGAGTTGGGAAAGCGGGAATCCCAGGCCCAGGGCCGCATTTGCTCTATTCTCCCGCCCGTATCCTTGACATGATCGCCGCACGCTGAAGTGCGTCGGGACCACGCCCTGGGCAGGAGCGGGGCTTTTCTTTGGCATGTGGCTTGAGGTGAATTGGCCTGCCGCTACCATAGCCCGGCGGCTTTCTGGAAAATCTGGTAGATGGTCCGAGGCTAACTATCCAACAGTTTCAGCGCGTCAACATAAAAAGTTGCACTAGTACCCTGAACGTTCCTGTTGTCGTTTTCTGAGAATGACCATAGCGTTGTCGCTGAGGCGTGATTCAATCGAAACGCCAAAGAAAGTGGCGGGGGCCCGGCCTGAGAAACTGACCCCCCGCCACCTCTGAACCAAACCGCCCGCTTAAGGAGCGATCCATGGCTTGTGCCAAACCTAACACCAAATCCCAGAAAATTCCAAAACCAAGTGTCGTCGGCGCTCCAAAATCATGTGGCGCGGCTGACGGCTATGGTCGGAGCGCAGGAGCCTCGCCCCTTCATGCCTCATAGGCATGATCCCATGGGTCTATTCCCCATCCTTCAGGTGATCGACGAAGGTCGCCAGGCTATCACCGGCCCGCATTGTCCCGGTTCTGGCGCGGACGACCTCGTTGCGGAACCTGACCCCGACCCCGCCGTTGGGAGACGACGCACCGTTTTCAACGAACATCACGCCAGCATCTTCGAGAGCACGCTGAACGGACATGAGCGTTTCCCCAAGGGCCCTGGGGACGCCGTCGGCGGCTTCCATCCTCTGAATGGTGGGCAGGCTCAACCCGGCCTTTTCGGCCAGTTCCCTAGCGGACCAGCGTACAAGAGCGCGTGCGGCCCTAATCTGATGAGACGTTAGCATGATTTGGTTCGCATCATCCGTGATACAAATTACATTGACGCAAAAAGCGCCTTGCGATATGTAATTTGTATCATCTTTGATGGTGATGCAACCCCGGTGGCGGGGAATGAGCCTGAGAAACTTTCACCCCGCCACCGGTTCAGCGGCCCCGTTTACCAGACGCGGCCTTGTCACAACCCGCTTACGAGGAGCGGACGATGACTGACCAGACCTTGAACCAAAACGCGCTGGTTTACAACGGAGGCGAGATCCGCGCCGTTGGCGAGCGCCTGAATCTGACCGACATGTGGAAGGCGGCTGGGGCTGATCTTCAGAAGACCCCGGCGAAATGGCGCGACCTCCCATCAACTAAGGAATTTGCCGAACACGTTGGGCTCATCGTCGGAAAATCCGATGATGAGATTTTTAAAGTGGTGCGGGGTGGACCGGCCCCGCGCACTGAGGCCCACTGGCAGGTCGGTCTCGCTTATGCGAAATATCTCTCCCCGGAATTCCACATGTGGTGCAACACGGTTGTGCGTGAGCGCATGGAGGGTAAGGCCTCCGGGGTTGAAGCCGATGCCGAGTTGATCCGCCGCACGGACGGCATCGCCCGAATGTTGGCACACAAGGTGGCTGGCCTTGAGAAGGCTATCGAGGGTATCGGGACTGTCTCTCGTTTGATGGCCGAAACCATGGAGCGCAAGGACCAACGGATCGAATGCCTGGAGCAAGCCGTCCTGGAGACCGCCCAGGTGGTCAAGACGCTGGTGATCGCGAACGATCCGCGCCGCGCTGTTTCGGATTGGATCGCTCCGCTCGATATCGCCAAACGGTACGAAGTCCCTCCGAAGGGGCGCCGCCAGTTCTGCCGGGTGGTCGGTGACAAGCTGGCGAAGATCTCTCGCAGTTGGGAGATTCCCGTCAAAGCGGAGGCCGGGACCGGGAAGCGTCTGTTCACTAACGAGGTCGCCGATTTCTGGATTGAGCACGGAGGTCGTGACTACATCACTTCGCACAAGGCCAAGCTGGCTGGCCAGGGCGTTCTTCGCCTAGTCCCGAAGAAGGAGGGCTGACCCATGGACCGTCGCGATTTTCTGACCGGTGTCCTGGGTGCCGCTACCGCTACCCCGTTCGCCGCGATTGCCCGGGCGGAGGGCAACCAGGACACCGTGGTGATGCGCCTGTTTCGTGAGCACCAGAGCATTCTCGACCAAGCCGGTGATGACGGGCGGGCCGATGACGAGAAAGAAGCCCTGTTCCTGGAGGCAGATGAAGTCCGTGCAAAGCTGATGTCGGAGCCCTGCACTGGCCCCGCTGACTTCGCGGCGAAATTGATCGCCGACACCTGGAAGGGTGAACTCTACACCACGTGGGAGGTTGGCGAGATCTGGGCAGAGGCCCGGGTGTTGACCGGGACGCCGCTGTAGCCACCTGGACACCGGCTGTAATCCATGGCAACCTGCAAGGTATCAGGTTGAGAAAGTCTGGGTAAAAGGCGGCTCCACGGGGCTGCCTTTTCCTATTGTGGCATGTTTTCCCCTGACTCTTGAGGAATTCTATCGTTGGCCACTTCTGCACTCTTGAGGTTAGAGCCGCACTCAGGGCACTTTTCATCTGCGGTTCTGACGGTTGCGCCACACGAGCCACATACCTTCTCAGGTGCGACATCTCTTTGACATTTGGGGCAGACTGTCGCCTGGAAGTGTATGGGGGAGCGGCAATGTGGGCAGTCCCTTAGGTTTTTCAACGCCTCAGAGACTTCATCAACAGCCGATTGGACGGAATCGTGGAATTCCTTCTGTACAGATAGGGCTCTGAAAAACTGAAAAACAGCGACGACGGCAACTCCACCGCATAGGATTATCAATAGGTCTCTCATTTTTTCTCCTCCGTATGGTAGGTGCCGAATCCTGGCATACCAAAGGATGGAATCAACTCATAAATCATGGCTGCATCCAAATGGCCCTGATTGAACCGTAGTGCCTTAAGCCCGCCATCGCGCGGGCCTTTCCTTTTTCCGGAGCCCGACATGGCCCAAGAGATCAACGTCATCATCGACAAGATCGTGATCGACGACAGTGGAGCCGTGTCCGGCGCTGCTCGCGTTGAGAGCGCCTATGAGCGTGTGGCCAGGGCCTCCGGAACAGTGACCGATGGCGTCATCGCGGCCAGTGATGCTATTAGCTCCATGCTGGGGAATCTGGGCTCCGTGGCCACGGCAATGGGGCGAACCGCTGTCGCCACGGCGGAACTTTCCGCGCGCCTCGTCACTGCCGACCGCGCTTGGATGGCCCTGGACTATACCATGGCCGCCGCGCAGCATGGCGCGCTTGGACTTCGGCGTGAGATCGCCGAGACGGTCGTTGAGACCACGCTGTTTGGTGAGGAGGCGGAGCGCGCGTCGAGGGCCTGGGGGGCGTTGTCCCGTATCGCTGCTGGCGCGGGCATTGGATTGTCCATCGGGGGGATGCTCGCGGCGGCGCAGGATTACCAGCAGGCACAGGCGGTGATCCAAAGGACCGCCGGGGAATCCGCCGACATCGTCGAGCGTGCTGTGTACCGCATTTCGCAGGCGTCTGGCGCGTCATTCACGGCGATGGCTGATTTGACCAAGGCCATGGACGAGCTTCCAGGAGGGACGGCCGAGGCGCTTGGTGCGATCGAGGCCGTCGCCCTGTCCATGGCCCAGATGCCTGGGGCGGCTCAGTCCGCCGAAGCGGCGGTCACTCAGTTCACGCAGGCGATGCAGAGCGGTGTCCTCCGGGGCGACGAATTCAATTCCATGATGGAGCAGGCCCCCGCCTTGGCCGATGCCTTGGCGAAGGGCTTGGGTGTCACGCGCGGAGAAATGCGCGCCATGGCCGAGGACGGTGAGTTGTCCGCGGCGCGTGTTTCTGATGCTCTGCGGTCGGTGCTGCCCGAACTGCGCGATATGAGCGCACAAATCGGCCTGACCTTGGGGCAGCAGATCCAGCAGGTTGAGAACGCTTATACCCGATTTTCTGGGCAGGTAGACGCCCGCGCCGGGGCGTCTCCGGTCATCGGTGAAGCCCTTGGCGGCGTGACCCAGCGCCTCGAGAGCATGCAGGGACAAAACGCGGCAGTCGCCATCATGGAACGGGTCGCGACTGTGGGTGGACTCGCCGCTGACGCAATGTTCCTTCTGGCCGACAATATCGGCCTGGTGGTCGGGGCTTGGGCGGCGTGGACCGGCCTTAAGGCTGTCGCAGGCATGGCGCTTTTTCAGCGGTCTCTTGTGACTGGCCAGGTCGCCATGCAGGGATTGGCGGGCGCGGCCATGAAGGCTGGGCCGGTCATCCAGGGCACCCTTGAGGCGACCGGCATGTCCGCCATGCGAGCCCAGCGCGCGGTTGTTGGTCTTCAGACGACCTTGAATAGTGGCTTTACGCGGAACGCCGGAGCGGTCGGCCTCGCGGCCACTTTCGGGGTCAACCCATTGTCCGCCCTGCTCCTTGGCGTGCAGGCCGTGACGGCTGGGTGGTTGCTCTACGAGAGCCGTGTCACGGATGCGCAGGAGGCGAGCCAAGCATTTAACCGGGCGAGCGATGCAACCCGCGGAACCATTGTAGCTGAAGCGGCGTCTATCGACGATTTGGCAAAGCGGTACACGGCTCTCAGCGAGGCTCAACGGGAAGTCGCCACGACGACAGCCATCAACGGCATGGCTGACCAAGAGAAAGAGATACTACAAGGCATTGACCGGATGAAGGCGTCTATCTCTGGTCTCGCAAGAGCGGCGCGTGATGACGTGGACGCAGCCGGGTTTGGAGAGGCCTATCGCGAACTTTTCGCCTCTTTCAAGGATATGTCTCAGTCGGCCGGAACCGCAGACGAGGCGACTCTTCAACTCCAGATGCGGCTACGTGATCTGGCGAAGGAGGCGGAAGGGCCCGCCCAAGAGCAATTGAATGCCCTGGCGAATGAGGTTGGGCGATTTACCCCTGAAATTCAGCAGGCTGCGCGTGAGTACGACAAATTCAGAGCTATGCAGGCCGTAGCCAATGGCGACTTGGAGCGGGCCCGGGAACTGTGGCCAGAATTGGCTGATGGTATCCGGGGCGCCGGGGATGCGACCGAATACTTAACGTCCAAGGATTCCGCCATCGAGTCATTCCTTGAGCGCGTGTCGAGTGCCGAGGATGCCAACCCGATTCTCCTGGAGATGGCGGAACGCATGCACGCCGTCGAGATTGGCGCCCTGGCGATGGCCGCCGCCCTGCGGTTCGACAATGGCGATTGGGGCCTGGCGGAACTTGAGGCCTTCAACCAAGCCCTAGCGGATCGATGGTCCAAGGGGTGGTCGAACACCGATAGGGCGGGCTCGCGTTCCGGTTCATCTGGCAAATCCGACGCCGAGAAGCAGGCTGACCGGCTTCGCGACGGCATCGCTTCGATCAACGAGGAACTGGCCCGCTCGACCGAAGAGGAAGCTTTGCGCCTCGCTCATGCGAACGACAACGAGGCCGTCCTAAAGACGGAACTGGCTCTACTCGACTACCGGAACAAACTTACCGATCTGGGCGCCGAGAACGCGGCTCTTACCGCCGAGGGCTATCGGGATCAGGTTGCCGCCCTGGAGGAGCAGCGCCGGGTTCGCGAGGTTCTGGAGACCCTGTCCGACACGCGCGAGGACATCGCCCAGTCCCGGGAGGACATCCGCCTTGAGACCCAGTACCTGGGCGACCAGACGAGCGAGTACCGCATTCAGGTCCAGCTTCTGGAGCAGCGCCGCCGTCTGACAGCCGCGGGCGCCACGGACGCCGAGATTGCCGCCGCCGGGCTTGAGAGCCAGGTCCGCGCGATGGTCGCGGAGCAGGATTATCTCGACGCGGTTAAAAAGACCCAGGACGATATCGAGGACATCTCGCGCGGCGCCGCGAATGACCTTGCCGGGGCCTTCGCCAAGGGCATTGTCGAGGGCGGGTCGTCCGGGCTGGACGCGCTGGGGGATGTGTTCGCGCAGTGGTACATGGACCTCCAGCGCCAGTTGCTCATGCGCCCCTTGCAGATGGTCACCGACACGGTCGTCGGCGGCATGTACGGGGGCGGCGTCCAGGGCGGCATGACCCAGGGCGGTGGCGGGGGATCGTCTCTGCTGTCCTTGAGTAGCCTGGACAGCCTCTTCTCTGGCTCCAATGGCGTCGTCCCCGGGACGACGGGCTACAACTTCGCCACTTCGAGCATGGGCCAGGGCCTTGGTCTGTCGTCGACCGTGGCCAGTGGTCCGCCACTGCCGCTTTATGGATCGGGTCCGTCGTCCTCGTCCTTGGCGTCCTGGGCTCAGGGCGGGACCACAGTGCTTTCCCCGGCGGGAACGTTCGTCGGCAATGGCCTCAACAACCTTGGGTGGGGCAGCCTTGGCGGCTTCGGCGGCAGCATGATTTCCCAGGGACTTCTCGGCCAAAAACCGAGCATCGGCGGTCAGCTTGGCGGCATGGCGGGTGGCTTCCTTGGTGGATCCCTCGGGGGCGGGATAGCCGCGCTAGGTTCTTTCGGAGGACCGGTTGGGGCCATTGCTGGCGGCCTCCTCGGGACAATCGGCGGAGATTTCATTGGCGGGCTGTTCGGCCCAGGTGAATCCGTTGGTCCGAACTGGGCTTGGACCGGCGGCCCGGGGAAGGCGACTTTCGGCGCCGACAATGGCGCCGATGTCAGCGATGCCAAAAACGCGTTCTCTCAGGTCTACGACGCCGTGGACGAGTTCGCGCAGATGGCCGGGCTGGATAAGGCGACCGGGAAGCTGAAATCGAGCGTGACTTGGTTTGAGGACTCTGCCACGGCGACTGCGAAAGTCGGCGATAAAATCGAGGAATTCTCCAGCGTCACCGAGGCCCTCGAATGGGTTACCCAGGAACTTGTCGCCAGGACCGATGATCTTCCTGACATGATGCGGACTGTCGCTGAAAATGCGTCGAGTCTGGACCGAATGACCGCTGCGTTTCAGGGATACGCTGCCGTCATGGATGTCATGGAGACGATGGATCCTAAGCCGACCAATGATTGGCTTCAGGCGGTCGAGACAGTCAATGACGCGATGGACGCTCTTGCCAGGGGTGGCGCAACCAAGAGCCAGATGACTGACTTCCGCGCCGAGGCCATGTCCTCGATCAGTGGGAATTTCGACCGCGCCGTGGCGGCGGACATGAAATCTTTGGTCGATCCAATCGGGTCCGCAATGGACGATCTGTCCATTCGCGCTCAGGAGCTGCGGAGGACCGCGCGGCTTACCGGCGGGGATATGTCCGCCGTCAATGCGTATGTCGCACAGATGTCCCGCGATATCCGCGCGGAAGGGCGTGGCTTTGACCGCGACATCAGGCAGCAGACCCTTGAGATCAAGCGCCCCTGGGTCGCGTCGCTCGAAGCGATCTCCATCATGGAGGACGACCTTCTTGCCGAGGCAAAAAAGGTTGGCGGGAGCACGAAGCGGGTTCATTCCCTTATTAAGGCCGAGATGGATCAGCTTAAAGAGGGCAGGGCCTCTTACCTAAAGGGCTTGGATCAGCAAATCGCCGCGCTCCAGGGGAATGAGGGTAAAGCGGCCCTTTTGGAATGGGAGATCTGGGTCGATCAATTCCGCGCGGAGGCGGAGGCGGCTGGGGCGATGTCGACGGCGTCTGGTCGCCAAAGGGTCGAGACCTTGATTGACCTGCGCAAGCAGGAAATCGCGGGAATTGACGGGACGACCGCCGCCTTACAGGCGATGATTGACAAGGCGAAGTCTCTGCAAGACTGGGTCAACTCGACGATTCTCGGCTCGGATTCGAGCCTTACGTCGGAGCAGAAGTTTATCGAGGCCCAGAGCCAGTTTTCCGAGCAGGCGTCCTTGGGAAAAAGGGCGGATATCGCGGCCTTGACCGGTGCCGCTGACGCACTCCTCTCCGCGAGCCAGGACTACTACGGCGGCACGGCGACCGCCGGGTTCGGCGCCATGGAGAAATGGGTCTATAGCTCCATTGCGCAGATCGGCAAGGCGCTGGGCCAGGCCATCGACATCCCGGCCTTCGCCGACGGTGGCTTCCATGCCGGTGGTGTCCGGCTGGTCGGTGAACTGGGTCCGGAGATCGAGGCCACGGGGGCCGCGCGCTACTGGAGCGCGGCCAAGACGGCGGAGATGCTAGCGCCGCGCATGGTCGCGCCGATGTCCTTTCCGCAGATGTCCTTCGGTAGCGACATGATGGCACCACTTGTCCGGGAAATCGCGGGGCTGCGGCAGGACAACGCCACGCTCCGCGATGAGGTCAAGCGCCTGCGATCCGCCGTCGAGGGCGCCGGTGTGGCGACGGTCGCGGCTGTGGACAGGGGCACGGCGGTGCAGGGTGAGACGGCCCGTGCTACTCGTATGATGGCGAGGGCCGGATGATAGGGCGCACGGTGTGGCTGGTGGAAATCCCGGACGCCCTGGACGCCGACGGCGATCCGGCCCCCTTGCGGTGGTCATCCGGAGGATACATGTCGTATCCGGATGATACCCCAGGGAATGCGGTCTACTGGGACAGGGTCGTCGATGTCGGCCCTTTCCAGTCGACGATCTGGAGCGGTGGCGCCATGGCCGCCACGGTTCAGATCTCCTCTGGCTCGGTGACCATTGCAAATCCGGATGGGGACTGGGACAGCCTCGACGGTTACGCCATCGCCGGGCGGGAGGTGATCGTGCGGCGCGGCCCGGAGAAGGGGCACATGCCGGATGATTTTCCGATCTACTGGCGGGGGCTGGCAGGTCCGCAGGAGGTCGACTGGACGGGTGTCGTGATCCCGCTCGTCTCGAGGCTGGATGAGGCTCTGTCCAAGCCCCTGACCGAGGAGACCTATGCGGGGGACAATGCCCTGCCTGCCGGGGTCGAGGGTGGGGAAGACTTGGAAGGGAAGGACAAGCCCTTTGGCCTTGGCACCATCCAGTACGTCCAGCCGATCGAAGTCAACACCTCGCGCCACATTTATCACGTCAGCGTGGACAGCGGGGTCGCCGGTCTATCGTCCATAGAAGCCCATGAATCTGCTGGGCCGATCACTCTAGGCGCGGAGCGGGCCGACGTGGCAGCCCTGGAGGCGACGGCACCGACGAGCTTGACGTTCGATTGGTGCCTGGACGATGACGGCCTGTACATCCGCCTCGGGTCGGCGCCCTCCGGCGTCATCACGGTCTCGATCGTGGAGTCCTCCCCGACCACGTCCTCGACTGCGTCGGCTCTGGTGGCGCGGCTTTTGACCGGGCCAGGCGGGCTTGATTCCGGCGTGCTCGACGCGGCCTCCTTCGCGGCCTTCGCGGCGGCGGCCCCCGGGCAGGCCGGGGACTGGGATGCTGGCGGCGGATCTGTCGGAGATATGGTGGCCCGGTTGCTGGCCGGGACCGGCGGCGCCCTTGTGGAGTGGCTGGACGGTACCATCGGAATCGTGAGGCCGGAGCGCGCGGAGACCGGTTCCACGGTGGCGAAGATCCGCGAGGACCAGTTTGTCCTTGGCCACCTGCCAGACCGCATGCCGTCTGCGGTTCCCCCGCGTACCGTCAAGCTGGCCTGGGGGCACCATTGGACGACATGGACAAAGGACACGATCGCGGGGGCCATGGTTGCGGACCTTCCGGGGCTGCGTGACGCGGATAGGACGGTCACGGTTGATAGCGCGACCGTGGCCGCTCGCTATCCGACCAGCGACACCCTGACCATCGAGACACGGCAGGTCGAGAAGGCCGAGGCGGAGGCCCTGGCGTCCTGGCTATTGGCTCAGCGGGCACTTTCGCCCCCCCTGGTGGTGACCGTCCACGCTGACGACGCCGCGGGTATCGACATCGGCGACAGGATCATTCTCCAGACTTCGCGGGGATTTGATCTGCCCGCCGAGGTCACCGTGATTGGACGCGATAGCCTCGCGGGCCAGGATTTGACCTCTCTGACGGTGTGGTGAGATATGGCCGCTGAAAACCACGTGCTGTTCGTGGCGCCCGATCAGGTGCTGGGGCAGGACTACTATCCTGTTGGGGTGTCTGGCGGGTCCTGGCAGACAACGGCTCCGGCCTCGAACATCCTGATCAAGGACAGAGCCGTGGTCGCCCGATCTATGGACACCAGCACGTCGTCCACGAAGGTAGTTGTCGACTTAGGGACGCCGCGAGAGATTTCGGCGGTGGTGGTCCCCTGGCATAATCTCAGCATCACGGCGCGGACCCAGGTGTCCTTGTACATGGACAGCGGGTTGACGAAGCTGTCTGGCGTCATGCCCTGGGCCGACGTCTACCCTGAAATGATTGAGTTCGGGGCTGTCGAGTGGGGGCACCCGTCTGCTTGGAATGGGCGCCCCACGGCGGAGAGCATCCTAACGAACCCGGCTCCGGTAATTCATCTAACAGAGGGTTTTATTACCGGGCGATACCTCTTAGTCGAGATCGACGATGCTGGGAATGGAAATGGCTACATCGAAATCTCCAGGATAATCGCGGGGTTTGGCTATCAACCATCGATCAATGCGTCTTATGGACTCTCGACGAGCTATGTCGATCAGTCCATTGTCGTGCAGACGCTGGGTGGAGGAATAAAATCTTCTGGAGGAGCAAAGAGGCGGGTCGTGAGCGGGGTCATAAACTTCTTGCCGACCCCGGAATCCATGGCTTCTCTTGGTGATATGCGGCTCACGCTTGGGACTACCGGAGAGGTATTTTTCTGCCGCGACCCAACTGACCTCATCAATCGGAATCGGAATGCGTTCGTTGGCCACTTCTCCGATGCTGGGAAGCAGACGGATTCTGTATTCGACCGGCAAGACAACGAGTTTTCGATCGAGGAGATTACATCGTGACGGACATTTTCTACGCTAATGGCATTCCTTTTAATGTCGATTGGGTCGGGCGCGCCTACCTTGATGCGGAGACTGGCCTGATCGCTTTTATGCGCGCCTACCTTGCAGACCAAGGCCGGGCGCTGACCGGCGGGTCTACTACGGAGGCGACCATCGGGACTGGTGATGTGACGCTGACCGTCACCGAGAACCGTCCTTTCGCCTCCGGGGGGTGGGTGATCATCGCCGATCGGTCCGCGCCGACGACAAATTGGATGGTGGGGCAGATTTCGGCATATGATGCCGAAACCATGGCACTCACGGTGTCCGTGTCCGGGACGGCAGGAAGCGGTACCCTTTCTGACTGGGTCGTGTCTGCATCGGGGCCGCCGACATCGTCGCAAGTCCCGGCGGATGGTAGCGTGACGGCGTCGAAGATCGCCGCCGGTGCCGTCGGCGAGAGTGCCCTTTCCCAGACCCTCGGAGATATCGCCGGGGTGACGTCGATCAATGGGGGGTGGCCCGGGCCGCCGATTCTTGTGAACGGCGCGTTCCATGTGTGGCAGCGAGGGACATCATTTTCCGCCACGGGGTACACAGCCGACAGGTGGTACCTGACGGTCGGCAGCGGGGCGACCGCGTCGGTCTCCCGCCAGGCCATCGATCTGGCGGATCGGGGCGCCGGAGGCGCCTACGCGCTGCGCCTGACCAGAACAGCGGCTGGGTCCTCCGCGACGTCCATCGAGCAGCGCATTGAAGGCGTGCATCGCCTCGCCGGGGGCGTCGCCGCTGTGTCCGCGAGGTGCAAGGCGGCGGGGGAAACCGCCATCGACGTGATCGTCCGTCAGTATTTCGGCACAGGCGGATCTCCGTCGACCACCGTCGACACCACCATCGGTACGATCACAGCGGGCACCTCCTGGTCGACGATGTCGGTATCCGGATCGGTGCCCGACATGAGCGGAAAAACGCTCGGCACCGACGGGAATGACTACGTCGCGATCATTTTTTCGGTGGCCACTACCGAAGCGACAGGGGCGGTCGATTTGGACTGGATTACCGTATCGTCAAACACGGCCACGCCC